CCTCAATCCAGTCGCAAAGCGTGTGCCATTCGTCGAGCTTGTGATGCCGACGGGACTTATAGATGTTCGCCAGAACCTCGTAGTTTAGCATAACTGTCCGGCGCTGGTTGTAAGAGCTCGGGAGAAGCTGGATCATCTGCCACCAATCCTGTTTATCCTTGGTTTCAAGGTAGTTTTCACGATATGCGTTTAGCATCTCGATCGTGCATCTAAGAACATCAAATGGTGTCATCCATACCTTGTGTGGCGAAGTGATATCTTCATCGACGATTACGCTCTCGATCCAGTTGCGATGATAAGGTTCGCGATCCAGATGCTCGCAACTAAAATCCGCCAGCGTAAACTCCTTATCCGCAATCTTATGCATCGTGGAACAGGAATTGGCAACCGTACCAACCTTGTAAGTATCGAACTCCTTCCACCAATACAGCGGGGCGGTGATGTCAAGATAGACCGTAATCATCCGCATGAACTTACGATGGTCTGTGCCTGCGTTGCGAAGGGTCGTCATAAGCTTCAGGTCATTCGGGCCCACTTCAAAGCATTCAAAACCCGTACAATCACGGTCCTCTTTTTTGCAAATATCCTCTCTCTCGATTTTACCGCACTTTCCACAGTCAACAGCAGGATATGAGTCTGTCTTCTCCCAAGAGTTCTTAGGGTTTCGCATACCACGAATGGCGTGCTCCCAGCCCATAACCTCGGTGTTTTCAATTTTCAGCATTTTCTACCTCCGTAAGCTTCGTCCGAATCATTTCCAGAATCTCTTCCACAATCGAACGAGTATTATTGTGCATCTTAATATAATCGGCATGGTCTTTATACCAGGCAAACATTTCGGAAAGGTTACCTTTAATCCAGCTGAATGCCCACCAGTCACAGATCATCTCAATAATGTATGGATACGGCATTTCGATAAGGATAGTTCCTTCTTTAGGTTCGTCGTTGATTAAGACCCAATACTGCCAATGATGGGGGTTTCGGTGGATATGCATAAGCCATGCCCGGTTAAACGCCTCGATGATTGCTGGGGTTTGCTCCCCATAGAAATAGTTGTCATAAGGCGTGTACTCATCTGGCGTATTCTTCGACATATCATGGAACTCAATATTTCGAGTCGCCTCCACATCTGTCAGTTCAGGAATATAAGCAGCAATCCACTGATAAGCCTTTTTTACAGCTTGCCTGTGTTTTTCCAGATATTCATCATATTTTTGAGACATTGGATTCTCCTTTCTGATAGATAACCCGATCGCAAGCAACTTTGTTTACCACGCTGGTTGTGTAGTCGATTGTAGGTACCTCATGCTGCTCGAAATGGATTACTATGGAAAAATCAGTGATTAAATCATTTTCGGGATGAACCATCGATTCAGCTCGGTTGATAAGTTCTTAACCTGCGTCTTTTATTTGCTGAACAAGAGCATTACGATACCCATTAGCCATTTTTTTCGATCTCCTTTCTCAATTTATGAGCCATAGCCACCTGTTCCTCAAGCCCCGGCATATGAGGGCAGGGGTAATCGAGACCACAAAATAGACAAGTAACACCTCTCGTAAGAGTAAAGCATCGATTGCATAAAACCCGACAACTTTCTTTAAGTGAATCGTTTTCATTTTCGAGTTTTGAAAGCTTTTCATGGTATTCAGCCTGAAGGTCTGACAACTGTCTTTTCAGTTGTGCATTCTCTTCAGTAGCATCTGACGAAAGTGCTTTTCTGAACTCCTCAAGATTCATGTTTCTTTTCTCCTTTCAGAAATATCACTCTTGATCGAGCCGTGCTTGTTTAAGGATGCGACCGATTTCGTAAACAGATTTTGCCTGTGCAATTTTTCTCTTGACTTCTTCGCTATAGCAAAGTTCCGTTGCAATATCAATCGCATCCTTTTTCTCGGCATCAAGAATTGTTTTTGCTTTCATAGTTCATCGGTTTGTGGGAATTTGTATTGCTGGGTTCTGCGAGACAGTCATTGCACGGGTCTTTGGACTCTTCAAGACCGTGGTATTTGCAAGATTTGCAATACTGGTCAAAATAGACTTCCTTTTCTTCATTCATCTGCAAAAACTCCTTACAAAATCCACAGGATGCACTTCACAGTTAAAGCAATGACGATGGCAGAAACACAAAGACAAGCTACCAGCGCGATAGCCTGCCCGATTTTATAAGCGACAGTATTCATTCTGTCTGAATTGTTGGTATTGTTATGCATATTCATCCTCCAAACTGAAGTCCGAGATGAGAATATAAATCTTTATAAAGGACCTTCTCCAACTCGTCCTTATACATTGTTGCTACTTTGCCGTCTACTACACGGCTTACGGTTTCTCTCAAAATGGGAGCTGCTATATCAGCAGTAACCGGGACTTTGGCATCTGTCATAATCGGTTCTGGTAAATATCCCAATGCTTCCACTTCCTTGTGCTCACAGGTCTCGACAAAAGGACATTCACGGCATTGCTTCGTCAGTCTTGCCAACGCCATCGTTCGTCACCTTCTTTCTCAGGTATCGCTCAATGTTTTTGCACCGATTTCGATTTGAGCATCGAATGACCGTGTCGGATATGACGATCTCTTCACTCATTCCGTATGCTTTTTGCGGTCGTTGAACATCTGGGTCGAAGTCCATGCAAGCAGAGCAATACTCCGCGACATCAATTGTTATCATCTTTTCTCCTTTCTCAGGCAGCTTTGGGTTTATAGCTGCCGACATACTTGGTTTCGTTGAAATTCCGCTTTTCGCTTAACGCTCGACTGATAGCCAAATCAATGCCGGAACGGGATTTCAAATGGTAGTAATATAAATCTTTGAACGGAGTATTTAAGCGATCGGTTCGCCCAGCTGACTGCTTCATAATTTTGTAGGAGTAATTCTGCGAGTAGAACACAATGGTGTCTGTGCTAATGCAGTTCCAACCTTCGGCTCCAGCAGTATACTGAACCAGATACACCCAACTGTCGCAAGTCGGGATCGGTTGATGCTTGTGACCGTTCCATTCTGCAATCTCAACATTTTCTCCATAGTAGAGATTTTTCAGAATATCAAGCTCGTAGTCGAAATTGTAGAAGACGATCATTTTAGGATGTTTCTCAAACAGCTCCATTAGAGCGATTTGCCTGGACTCGTCCTCATTTACGATGCGTCGCCATACATAGCAGAGTTCTCCGGCGTTGACAATCGGCTCGTTTTTATATGGGTTCCAGCGAAGACGACTTGTCTCTTTATACTTCGCAACATCATAATTGACATAAACATCCTCATGGTGCGAACAGGTTTCCCGCTTAAAATCCATATCCACAAGAATGCGATTGCGAAGTCGGATGAGTCGTCCTACCCCTAAATATCTGTCTACTTTTGGATACTTTCCGTTTACCCAAGTCATGACCATGTGTTCTTCTTTGAAGGCAGTCCGGTTTTTATAAAAGCCGTTTGCAACAAAAACAGGAATATAATCCTCCCATGTGTCTCCTGGGGTGGCAGATAGTAGAATCCATTCGTTAAACTTGGCAATTTTCAGGAATGCCTTAACCCATGCTCCTGAACCAACAACACGCTGCTCGTCAAATATAAAGAACGCATCCGTAACCGTTGCATACTTCCCGATATTGTTCCAGGAATCAACGACGACCTTATTTTTATAGGTATTGACTTCCGCGTGAACAGAGAGAAGGAAGGGCGAAAGCTCACCCTCCCATTCCAAAGTATCTCTCTTTCTCGCCGTGGTGATGATGTACAGGTCTTTTGGCGTACCCGGCATCCGAATATAACTCTTTGTGCCGAGCTTACCGCCATTCTGTTTGTAATAATAAGCTAAAGCTGTTCTGGATTTGCCACTACCGACACCGCCACAGAGAATGCAGCCGTTTTTCATTCTCTCAACAGCATCTGTTTGATAGTCTCGAAGTGATATGCCTGCCATCAGCGCCCTCCGAAGATCCGACGCAGCACCCAGACATTAGAAAAATACATTAGAGTGAACCAGTAATTCTCTTTGTCGTCGTTGTCCGTCATCGGTTCTGTCAGAGAGTTTCCAACCTTTACATATCCTGCTACCCCCAAAAGTGAAAGCTGAATATAACACATAAGCGCCACCGTTTCATCGATATCCTGTGCAACGACGAGAAGATGATTTTGGTAGTTCAGGTTTGTTTTTTCCAACTGCTTCCTTGCAGCGTGAATTGCCGCAATCAATGTCGCCCCTGCACCACAGCAAGGGTCATTGATTGAAATATAACCGTCCTGCTCAACCTTTTGTACAGTGTTGTCCATAGTCACTTCGGCCATTAGTTTGCAGACATGATACGGTGTAAAGATCTGTCCATTATGCTCGTTTCCGAGATTGAGAGACATGAAAATGCTGCCCAGAAAATCCTGCTCCGGATCTTCTTCCAAAGCCAAGACCGTCTGAGCAGCCAGTTCAGGAAACACCTCTTGTTCCTGCTTATTGTACTTTTTAATGACTTCCAAATATAACGCTTCTCGCTTATCCCGGTGCTCCTTATCGAGAGGATTAGATAGCGAACAAGCGAACATAGTAATAAAGTCACGCCAAACATCCCAAGCCCGATGCCGGTTGGTCAATCGTCCGAATGCTTCTAAGAAAGCTTTTTCCGGAGTCAAAACCTTTTTTGGATTTTTTTCCAGCGGGCTTTTTTGCTTTGGCGTTTCTTCTTTTTCCTCAGGCTCAGTCGTTTGCGGAAGCTCTTCCGCCGGCTGATGAGGAGCAGCAGTTTGAGTAACTGCTTTAGGTTTAGTAGCCTTTTTGCGTTTTTTCTTTTTCTGCCACAACATGGCTTTACCTCCTTTCGGTTATTAAAAAGGGGGGGGGATAGGCTGTTTCCTCTTACTGTCATAGGTGTGCACCCCTAATCGAGACCTTACTGGACATTTACCCAGACATGTATTAAGCTGGCACCTATTCGCTTTTAGAAGGGCATCTCCTCAGGTCCTTCGGTTTCAGCGTACTTTTCAGCGAATTCATCTTCCTCAATGGTGACATACATCGTCTTAAGGTATGCCTTGACACCGGTTTTGCCATTGACCTCCCAGTTGTAGGGACGGATCGTCAGGTCAACATTGCGGATCTCTGCAAAGTCCAGAGTTCCGATGGATTCCTCATCCAGCTGGGTCTTAGCTCGACGAGTAATCATAATAACCTTCGGGGGGATGTTGTCGAAGCTGACCGCCACCTGAATATAATGGCGAGGAGCCTCGTCATCATCACGAGGAGCCAGAACACGAACATTCCAGCCATCTTCAATAAGCTTCTGCGCCATATCGGGATCTTCAATGACCACGCAGAAATTGCGGGAGCCAGCACGATTGTACTTGGACTCCTCACCCTTAAAGTTGCGGAAGATAATTCGAGCATTCTCGATGATGATGTTGTCTACTGCTTTGTAAGCCATAATTAGTTTCTCCTTTCAATTTTTGCGTTTATCGCATGGAAATGGACAAGTCCTGCACTCATCATTAGGAATACAGAACTCGGTGGAATCAGCCGTGCACAAAATATAAATGAGCACAGCAATTAACAGAATTAAAATCATAAGCGTTACCTCACATCAAATGGAGTAGTATCCTCTTCATGAGGCTCGCCGGCTCCGAACCACGGTGGTGTGTTATCCGAAACATACGGTTCGTCTGCCGCAAAGCGTTCGAAGTCACCATAAACCGACAGAGACTTGATTGCTTCATCTACCATGTTGTTATAATAACCACGGTCAATGTCACCCTGCTTGTCCAGCTGTTTTACCATCTCGGATTCGAGCCATCTGAAGCCCTTAGAACCCGTAGCAGCAGCATAACCCTTTTCGCCCGTCTTCTTGTTTTCAGTCTCACGAAGCAGGATACCGCCTCCGCAGCCAGGCTTAATCGGGCAGAACTGTCCGACTTTTCCGATGAAGTGGTAGTCGTGACCCTTGGCGATTTCGTCCGTTAGTTCTTCGACACGCTCACATTCCGTGGGCATCGGCTCAGTCATGCGTTTAGAATCGGTAATCTGTTTCCACAGTTTATCTCTTTCCGCTTCAAGGGCACTTACATCCGGCAGAGCCTCGTTCATGTCAAGATAGAGCGAGGACGTCACAGATTTCGTCTCGCACATGTCCTCGAACTCGATGTTCTCCTTGCTGAAAAGCGTCTTGAAGACATAAGGAATCTGGAACTGAGTGCCAGTCGCCGTCCATGCATACGGATGCTTCTTGTTCTCCTTGCAAATATCTTTTGCAGAGTCGATGTACTTTTTCCCATACAGGTCGCAGCACTTCTCAACCGTAGCATATCGAGCAATATAAACTGCATCGTTCACCAGACACATACGATCATAGGTTGCTTCGTGCTCAAAGTTGTACCCATACAGTTTGCCGTACTCAGTCACAAACTTGATGATCTCAGGCGTTGCGTCCGGAATCTTGATGGAGTCGGTTTTGATGTGCGCTACAGTAAAGCCCTGACTCTGAACAGCGTGCTTGAGATTGACCATAAACAAGGCCCCTCGTTTAGCAACAATGTTATCCTTGTTACGATTATCTCGGAACGGATTTTCAAACCCGGCTGAAGTCAGACCATATACCGAGTTAATTGCAATCTTCAGAGCCTGCGCCAAATCAGCCGCTGCATTTTCGTCAGTCAGGTATTTAGCCAATGCACCGCCCAGCATTTTCTTGGCTTTATCAAAATCCTTATGCTTGATTGCGATACGAGCCTGAAGAATTTCGTTGAATCGCTTTGTGTATTCCGGTCCGAAGAGTTCTTCCGCTACGATACTGCTCGGATGCATGGATGCAATATCCAGCAGAGCAATGTTGCTGTACATGCCGGGTTCAGAATATACATAGCCGCCCTCACCAACTTCTTCGTCTCTGTAGACGGACTTACCGCCCTCGAATGTGTAGCCAGGAAAGATGGGACGATGGTTTTTATCGAACTGTGTGAACTCGTCGTAGTCTTCAAGCCCCATCGTAAACGGAAGATCCGCATTAGGGTCGAAGATTTGACTCTCGTCACCCATGAAACGGTAATTGAACTGATCCTGAGGCTTGCGGTTGTTACCAAATATAATTCTGGTAGTCAGCGAGTTCGTTGTATCATTGACGGACATCCCCGCCACATCTGCCAGAATCTGACGAGCCGTGAAGTCCGCCTTACGAGCATTAAAGGTTGCTTCTGTCGCAATGACATCGTTGTCGCAATACTCAGCAACCTTAGTCCAAAGCTCCTCCGGCACAGGCTTGTCCCAAGGCAGACCAAGTTCCTGATGGTGAATACCCAGTTCAATCTCGAACTTCTTAAGGGACTGCTTCTTACTGGAAAAGTCATACACATCCGTATACGACACATTATAGGCTTCGCCAAAGAAGCAATTTGCGCTGCCGTTGATGATCTTTGTCGAGAGATTATAAAGCTGTTCGTTCGTATACCCCATCAGCCGAGCATAGAGAATATGGTTGTCGTATCGGCGGCAGTTGAAGCCAACCAGACGGAATCGCATCAGCTCTTCAATCTCAGTCGGGGTAGGGTTAATCATACGAACCACCGGCTTACCATCGCCCTCGATTTTCCAATTCACCAAGAACAGGTTCGGAAACACCTCAACATCGTAAAACACGAGCTTGGCGTCATCATTTTTTGCTCCTGCTGACTGGTCTGCGGACTTAAACTGCATCTTGTTGACTAACTTAATACAGTAATCCGCCTGATGTGTGCTGCTCGCTGCAAATGCCAAAACAGCATTCCGCATATCCGTCACGTCATAATTGAGTCCGCTTGCATAAGCATCCTCAAGAATTTTGTAAATGAAGTCGATACTGGGCTTTGTTGCCGGATGGTACTCTTTGTTCAGATTTCGCTTGATTTGCGTTCTAAGCCCTTTCTCGCTCTTCACTCCTTCAAAATTTATCACTTGCTTTTCTCCTTTCAGTGGTAAACCCGAGTTGATCGTTGCGATAGGCAAGTCATTACACTTTGTCAGCTTTCTGCGCAGCGAGCTCTTACCGGTGAAGACTTTCACTTCAATATGATCGTCATACACTCGGCTGAGCTTGCTGACATCACCAGCATAAATATAATGAAGGTGGATGCCCTGACCGCTTTTGCTGAGTTCAGCGTAGGTCGGCGGCCATTTACTCGCTTCTTTGAGATTCAGTTCATACGACTTATTGCCGTCCTTATCCTGAATATCAAAGTCGATAACAATGTGGTTCTCCGGGACTTTCACATAATGCAATCTTGATGTAGTCAAGTCGCTTAGCTTAGTTGAAACTTCATCCCATTTGGAAGTTGGTGTCTCTTTAGCCGAAGCATACTGAGCAGGACAATCTGCGCATTCTCTATCGAAGACCGATTTCTGTTTTAAGAACTCGATCAGTTTATGCTCAGGCTCGTCTTGCTCGGTAAGTGCCTTATCCTCGAATTTCTCGGTTCGAAAGCCAATGTAATAGCTTCGCACACGAGTTCCGTCATCGAGATTGAATCTCTCCTTATAATCCCGGAAGTAGTTTTTCAGTTCCTCCTTAAATATCCTCTGAGAGAATGGGAAGGTGACTTTTGCCTCATCGCAATAGGTTTTATACATCTCCCACGAGGTTTTGAGAGTTGTCCCGTCTTCTTTCTTGAAGACATGGTAAGAATCAATAATGAAGTTATAGAAATCATTAGATGCACCGAGCATCGTCACGGGAATATAATCATCGTATCTGCCCGGATTCTCCAGATAGACTTCCTGACAATGATAAGCAATCGCACCGAGCTCAAATTCGATCTGCTTTGTCACCGCCTTGTATTCCTTGGGACTCAATTTATTTCCGGAAGGGGACACATCGATCAATCGTCTGATGAGACCTGACTTTGCGTCCGTAATCTTGACCGGTTTATTGGTGCCCATAAACAGGAAGCACTTGAAGCGGTTTGCATAGGTCGATTTGAACTTTTCGTTTACTGTCATCAGTTCGTGAGAAACCAAACTGTTCAGTCGGGTGTTATCCTCAATACGAGACAGATCGCCATCATGCTGAATCGCCACAAGTGGGTTTGTCTTAAATGCCTCCAGCGCAAAGGAGTTGCTGGATGAACCCAGTGCCTTAGCATCAAAGACCGAGTAATATCCTTCAAAGAGTTGCTGAACAATGTTCAGAACTGTAGACTTACCCGTACCTGCTGCACCGTACAGAACCATAAATTTCTGCAATTTTTTCGACTCTCCACAGACAATAGAACCAATAGCCCATTCAATTTTCGTTCGCTCTTCTTCAGAGTAAATTGTGGACATCAGTTTATTCCATGCATCCGTGGTCCCTTCCTCAAGGGGGTAGTTCAGCCGCTTACTTGCATAGTCTTTTTTGTTCGTCGGAGTATTGGAGAATATAAGTTTCTCATCAAGCATGTGGAAAGAGTCTCGCATCTGCTTTTGACAGTATTTGTGCCACGAATCGATCATTCCGGATTCGGAATCCCACATGTGCAGAACTTTAATACTCGAATCAAAGTTTTTGCGGTTTTCCTCTGCATACTTGTCAAGTTCCCGGTCAATAAGCTGGAGTGCATCTTGCTCATCCGTAGACCATAAACCTCGGTCTTCTAACCAAATGGCATAGAAGTCACCGCCTCTAATCATTAGGTCGGAGCTTTTCTTAATGATAAACTTCGGATAGATTTCTATTACACCACGCTTCGTACTACGGGTCGAAATCATTAAAAAGTCGATCATCGAAGTTCTTTAGTCTCCTTCCGTTTTTCTAAGCTCCTTGATTTCGTTTTTAAGGTTCCCGATCTCGTCACGCATACTGCGAATCTCCAAGTCCTGGATAAGCATGTGCACAGTCATAACCGTGGCGACCATGACGGTGCTGCGATTGAAAGACCTCTGTTTTCTGAGCGTCTTAGCAAACACACGCATCGCAGTTTCGGAGCAGCGAAGACTTCCGAAAATATAACGAATCATTTCATCCATGTTTCTTTTCTCCTTTCATGTCGGCAAGAAATTGATCGATCGTTTCAAACTTCCAAGCCTTCGGCTCTCTCAACGAAAATATAAATTCCTGTCCGTTGGTTTTGCGAATTCGAATGCTGTTTTTACCATTTGGGAAGTATTCTTTTACCTCCTTCGCCTGGTCGGGTAAGCATGTCTGGAAAAACCCGTACACTTGCGTATGAATCATGGTAATTCTCCTTCATAGGATGCTGTCCAAATACCAATTCATCTGCCACCATATTTCGACAGTTCTCATGTCATACTTGCAGCGTTCGACGGTAAACAAACCGCCTTCGCCATTTCGCTTGTATTTGCGGTTCATAAATCGAGATATTACATCGTCCGTATACGCCGCATCAAAACGAGAATCACTCATCGACCCTAAACCCAGACTGACAATCATGTTCCAGAACCACTGTCCCATTCGGTTACCAATATCCGGGTCGGTCATAATGTGTTCTTCGCAACGAAACGCCAACGCAATAAGCATCTCCAATACGCTGCAAGGGCGGTTATCCAGATAACTGGAAATCATAGGACCCTCGTATTCTTTTTCATAGCCAAAACGATACCGGAGATCTATCCCATCTTCAGCTCGATTTCCGTCCATTGGCAGCATATATTGAAAATCAATATTATGCAGATGACGGAGAAGCTTCTGATAAGACAGTCTCCGGCTATATCGTTCGTTACATACGAGCTGACACATCCACTCAAAATATTCATTGTTCAGCTCAAATTCAGTCATTCGATCCTCCTATTAGTAGTTGGAGCCTTCAGCCACATCGGAGAAAGAGCGATTGTCTCTGAGAATTTCATAATCGCATCTCAGACGGTCGTTACGAATAAAGACCGAATCGTCCTCATACTCTCCGAAATGTTCAGCAAAGTCCTCGCCAACAGTGTCCTCAATATCCTCGACGACTTCATCTTCATCGTCGGCAAGGACTTCGTCACCAGCATAATAGACCAGACTGATCTGCGTGTAATTGTCATTCTCGCCATAATTGTCCGGAGAGATGACATAAGGTTCATTGGGCATAGGATCATCCTTTTTTTCTTCAGTATTTTTCTTGCTGTGCTCCGTGTAATTGGTATAGCCCTCTTCCTGAAGCTTGGCAGCATAATTCACCAGGTCGGGTTTCAGCTTGGCAATATCTGCCTTATGCTGATTCTCCTTCTGTTTTTCATTGCTCTTTTCATTCTTGGTAATATTAGTGTTTACGGGCTTTCTTTCGGCAAATGCTGCTTTCACAGAATCGATCTCTTCCTGTGCAATCTGCTCGTAATACCGTCTAAGACAAAGCCATGTCGCTGCGGCGCCTACCGTGGCTCCAGCCAGAAACATAGCGAAACCGGTTTTACTCATCTTCGTATTCCTCCTCGTCAGTTTGAATTGTAACAACAGTAATGGCGAGACCTCCGAACAGCAATGCTGCACTCAGAAGAATCCCGCCAGTAATGTGTCTTTTCCGCCGACTGTCCAACATGGCATCGACGGTTGAGATGAAGTCATCCAGAATATCCATTATTTACTCCTTTCCACCGGAGAGAACAGCAATGCCTCCTACGAGGCAAAGCCCTGCCATAGTGGAAAGAATGTACGAAAATAAAGCTTTCATTTTATGTTCTCCTTTCAGTCATAACTCGAAAAGTAGTGACAACACTCCTGAAACAAAGGCTCACCATACTTGCTGTATCCTCCGGCCATGAAGAACACACAATCGTAATTTGTCCGTTCCAAAAGTTCTTCTTTTACCAACTCAACAATCTCAGGCATGACATAACAACGGTCAATCCTGCTGTTCCACATCACGCTGAACTGATTGGGTTGATAAATAACATCGTACACAGTGTCCGGGAAAGATGGATGGTCAATACGGTTAAGAATTGTATCAATGACCAAGCGTTTTCCCAGTTCTGTTTCTCCTTCAGCTTCACCCATGGTTACGAGTGCTATGAGGTCGATTTCTTCTTGTGTAAGAGGATAGTCCGGCTCATTCTTCACCTCAGGTGTTAAGTTAGGAGACTCCATCAGAAGATCAGCCATAATCACCGGCTCTGCCTCCGCAAGAACTGGATAAGATTGCTTAATCTCCGATGTTTCTTTATCTGTAGAGCGAACCACACCGCATACTGCAAAACCAATAAAGAATATCATGCAGAGAACGGCGGCTATCGCTCGTGGTTTGATGCGCATTATTAAAACTCCTTTACATTAAAAATATCACCCCCAGTCCAAGTCTGAAGGTGGTTGATTACATCTTTTCCCAGATGTTACCCTCAACATTGAAGTCGAGCAGAAGCGCCGGCTCATGACGACCATCCTCGGTCTCACGCTCTACCTCAACGATACGGAAATTAACATAGCCGTCCGGACCATCCTTTGTCCAACCGACAATCTGACCAGCAGGGGTACGAGGAAGATCCAGATCGTCCAGAACCTCATTAAGGAAGAGGTGACCACGGGTCTGAAGCTTGTCGTTTGCAAATGCCTGCTGTGCCTTGAGGAACATGCGGTTATAATCGGGATTGGTTTCGTAGTTGCGGCTCTTGCTGTCGAAATATACAGCATAATCGCTCTGGAGATTAGGGTCAGCGACCATCACAGTCTTCTTGACCTTCTTCTCCTTACCGGTCTCGGGATCAACTTCGATCTCCTCGAACTTCTTCGCTTTGATGCCATATTTCAGTTCAGTGTCGACCTGCTCGCCGAAACGCTCGATGACCCGACCACGATACTCCTTGAAGCTCTTATCGATTGCAGCATAAGCCGCCCCGAGAGCAACATTGCGCTTGCGAAGAATATTGTTGGATGCCAGAATGCTGGTAATGGACAGCGTACCAAGAATGATGGCAGGACCATAAAGCTTTGCGAGCTTCATTCCCGTCTGAGCATAGACCACAACCGTGTCCTTCTTGCCGTCCTCGGTCGTATACTCCTGACCGTTGATTGCGCCAGTTTCCATACCCTCATGGATAGTATCAAGAGTACCCTTAGTTTCATCGAGAATCTCTGCCACCTTAGTGGTAGCCTTGCAAGCGAGGACAGCACTTACGACCGTACCGGCAATACCAGCCACAACGAGAATCTCAGGGCTGTGTTTCTTAAGCTTCATAACGGTCTTGGAAGCCACGCCGTTCACGCTCTTCATGATTTCAGTCTTATTTTTCATGTTTATAAAATCTCCTTTTCGTTATTTGTTGGAATTGATTTCTGCACCACAGGCAGCATATCCAGCTAAATCGACATAGCTGTCGTCCGTAGCCGTGCCTGTCCGGATTCGTGCAATCTTAAGAAGTGCCATCATCATGGCAACATCATTTGCAGTGAATTCAACGCCTTTATAGACGCTCCAAAAGCCAGCAATAGCGGCGAAATTATCTTCCGGAGAGCCGTATTCGTTCTCTCTCTGCCCGCATACACAAGCCTTTGCTTTATCAAGAGTCTCAGATCTGTTCATTATCTTCATCCTCCTTGACAAACGAAATATAATCACGCTTACGCTCTTTTGCGATTACCTGGCAACCACACATCGGGCAGTCAAATGCATCATACAGGCATTCTTCAGCAGTAGAGCCAAAGGCAACTGCCAGCCCAGTTTTTCCGTTATCACGAGCAAGATAATGTCTCTCGATAACGGCATTGAATTTAGTGCCACAAATTTTGCATTCAAGCATTATTTTTTCTCCTTTCAATTCAGCGGGATTGCACGAGGCAGTTTCAGAATATAACCGTCTCGAACCCGTACCGCAGTTGCACCGCCAATATTTGTCCAACCGTAGCGGTTCATAGTGAAATTATCATTGGGAACACGAGCGAGATCATAGAAATCGGATACGCTTACTGTTCCATACTGGCTGATGATATCGTTCATTGCATCGAGAACCGCTTCTGCGTCTCCGCGGGTATCGAAGAGAATATCATCATAGTCAGGTGTATTGCGTCTATTACCGGCAGAACCAGCACGCACTCTGTCTGCGCCTTGATCGTAGTAATTTCGATAAGACACCTTAGATGCGGTTCCGTTTTTCTTGCTGCGACCTGCCTCGCCGTAGAGAATCATGTCGATACCGGTAGTGACAATGTCAGAAATCGCCTTTTTAACAGCCGGCACAATAACCTCCATCAAAATATAAGATTTGACATTGTTTGCATCCTCGGCAATAAATACATCTGCAAATTTTTGCATCTCGCCTTTTTTTCGAGTTTTTGCAGCCCCGGTAATAACCGCCTCAACTTTCTTTTCTGACTGCTGCTCCTGACGAGCTTTATCAGAATTAGACTTGTAATCTTCCACTGGGTAATCTCCTTTCTTATGCCGGAATCAGCTTACCGGGCAGAGTAATTTTTGTGTTTGGCATCAAGCCGTTTTCTTTCTTGTATCGATAGGCGAGATTACTCTTCGCTTTCGCTTCTGTCGGAGCAACAGTAGTTGCTTTCCAGCGATGTTGTATGCAATCATCGAATCGCATAACAGGACCGTCGTATTGATACTGCTGCATATTTTTTCCTCCTTTCGAGAAATAAAGAAAAAAAGGGAAAGCACCTTGTTACAGGTACTCTCCCTTATCCGAACTTCTCAAATTCGCATTTTTAGTTGTCTTCAGTGACAACATCAGATTCTTCCAAGATAACCGTATTCTCCTCAGCAGCCATCTTCTTCTGCTCGATCTGGGCTTTGATGTTTGCGATCACCGGCTTTGCTACATACTTGTAGACGACCACGCCTACAACTACGCTCAAGCCGATACCCGCAGCAATCTTTACGCCCTTGCTCAAACCAGCGTTCTCGATAACCTCTTCGGTAGCTTCAACGACCTCGTTGTTCATAATCTCATTGTTGTTCATTGTGAAATCTCCTTTCAAATGTGTGAAATTGTGGAATGTTCTTCCATTAAATAAGTTGTAAATTTCGCGCGGCAAATTTACTGATAGTCGTAAACTGGTGCTACCTGATAGTCAATCACCAGGCAAGGGGTGCCATTTGCATCCAGCTGGGACGAGAAAGCAAGGTCAATGTAACCCTTATCAATGTTCCATCCGAGCATATCGCCCATCTTGGTTCCGTCTAAACCGAGTTCATAGTAGAAATCGTTTAGTGTGACATACATTTCGTCACGCATCTGCCGATTCAGTTCATTCATGACTCTGGTAATCTTATCCCTGTCAGACTTGAAATATCGTCCGGACAAGACATCGTAACAGATTGTGTTCCCGCCGCTTTCGGTGAGAATAACTTCTCGAACAGGGTTCTTAACCATCTTGTCTTTCGACACAGAGTCTCGAATGGACTGTTCCTTTTTCTCACCGATTGTCTCAACGACTTTTTCCTGATACTCTTTGAGAGTCGACTCCGAAAGGGTATATGCCGTTGCCAGCGCAGCATTTCGACGAAGATTAGTCGAGCTTGCCCCAATCAGGCAGAATACAGAGATGGAGCCTACGACAGCTGCCGGAATATAACAAGGCCAAGCTGTCTTGATGATGTCCTTCGACTCAAGTCTGTCCGTATCCAACTCATCTTTTTTCTCTTCAAGCAGAATCAGAGCTTTTGGGGTTGCTTTTACCGCCATAACAGTGGTGGTAATCATGCCGGCAATTCCGATACCGGTGAGAATTTCAGGACTATGTTTTTTCATTGCCGTCCGTACACCTTTGGCAATGCTTGCTAAACTTTGTTTAGGCATGATTTTCTCCTTTCGGTTAAACAAATAGTAGACTTAATTCTTCAGCTGTTTCGACTGCACTCTGAAATATAAAGCTACGCTGCTCGTCCTCGCCGTAACAAGCATACATAGCCATCTCGAACATGAAATTTTCGATGACGGTGATTGGATCATCAAAAGGCTTGTCCAAGATTCGATGACAGATTTCATATGCAGCCCATTGCTGATATGACCTTTTTCTGAATTCATACTTTGGCCATGTGAAGGATGGACTGAACAGATGCTCACCAACATATCGTTGGATAATCGAAACAGCCGTGCTTGCATCACACATATCGTTCGGATAAAGAGGAAGAGCCCTTGTTAGGACTCCTCGTCTTCTTCATCGCTAAGTGCGGCAAGCTTCTCATTGATGCGTTCATCAATTTTTTCTTCCATCTTCTTCTCGTTCACCCAGTCAGTGAGGAGCGTAGCCCCCATACCTACTGCGGTAGCGACAAGACCCAGGATTTTAACCAATTTTGCATTATTCATAAAGCGAAACCTCCTTTTCGTTTTCATAAAGTGAAATGTATTTTTTGCGAACTTACAGATCTTCCATCCACTCAGCTGTAGGCTCAAAAACCATGTCGATAACATATATCTCCATGCCGTCATCCAAAGTGAGTCGGTGATGGTTAAAGTCGATCCAATAAATATCGCCATTACAGCTTGACCATCCTACGGCATCTCCGAGTTCCGTCTTTTCAAGTCCGAGAAACTCGTAAAAATCATTTAGAGGAATAACACCTGCAAACATGAAATTGCGGTTCAGATGGTACTCAGCCTGAATGACCTTCTCGATGGTCGACTCAAAATATCTTTGTGAAAAGCTATCGTAGAAAGTGCGGGAGACTTCTGGCTCCATGCTTTCACCAAAATCGAGAGAAGAATCGTACCAACCTCCATTAGCAGAGATACTGATGTCCTTGCACTTTTCTTTGGCGATAGAATCTACGATAGCATTATGAGCTTCCTCACCATAGAGCTCTTTCAGCTTGTCCTTATACTCCTTATAAGAACTTTGGACAAGCGCATATGCGCTTGTTAGTGCTGCCTGTTGACGTCGGTTTAGTGCATTAGCGCCCATAATGCAAGCGATAGTAGAAGCCCCAAATGCTACCGCCGGAATATAACATTTCCATGCAGCGATGAACGCCTCTTTCTTGGTGTACGCATATGGATCGCCATCATGCTTTTTGCGACTGTCTGCGTAAACTAACGCTACTGCTCGTGGGGTCGCTTTGGCTGCTGCAATTGCCGTGACTACCACGCCGGCTGATGCTACACAAGACAATGCAACAGGTGAGTATTTCCTGATACAAAGCCCTGACTTATGCAGCAACTTCTGAATTGCCTGGTTCTTACTCATGTCTTTTCTCCTTTCATGTTTTTTTGTTATTCCATAGCCCTTAGTAGGTCTAAAATGTTCGCTGCCATTTCACTGGCAGATCGAAACATAAGACTCGTGTTTGGATTCACCCTCGCATACTTAGCGGTCTTCATCATAAATTCATGCGTGAGCTTACAGAATTCATCAATAGACCCTTCTCTTCGAGGGTAAATCTGTTCGGCGATAAAATCTCTGAGCTCGTCGACAGCCCATTGTGAGTAACTCGCTTTTTTATAATCTTCAGTCCATTTACCAAACAAAGGCGGCAGCCAAGCGTCCATGCGGTACATGTCATACAAGATTAAATCAAGCTGATCGATGCTCATGTCTTTTCTCCTTTCATGCGAAAATAAAAAGCAAGAGAGACTGTATCGGATTCGAACCGACGACCTCCACGGAAATGTGGCGCTCTACCAACTGAGCTAACCCGTCTCTCATAATAAGACTTGTAAATTTCGCGCGGCAAAAGAAAAGAGCCGTTGTTAGCAGCTCCTTTCAGATTTTACAAACCAATACTTTTCAGGATTTTAGTAAGTTCATCTTTCTCAAGATCGGCATCTATATCCAGATGAACATGCGTCTTTCCGTCAACGACTGTGGCTTTTACCTCATTCAAATTCAGTTTTACATCATAACCAAATTTCTTTCGGATTGCCAAACTCGCCAATTTCGAGATAATGCTCGTAGTGAATTTAGAACCAATTTTCATTTCGTCCATGCTCCTTTTACTCCTTTCGAATAGCATCGTTTTCCACAATAGGGGTTGTAATTTTGGCGAAAAGAAAAGAGCCGTTGTTGGCGGCTCAATCCTCAATAAATCCAGTTTTCTTTTGCAAAGAACAACGGTATTGCGATAAACGCAAAGAATACTAATGCTGTTGCATCTTTGTCGATAAGTACCGGTAAGTACCCACAAATAAGTAATACTACAGCATATAGCTTGTTCTTTAGTGTTTTCATAATCCATGTCTCCCTTCAAAATTCAATGGTTTTTCATAAAGGGAGATGCGTTTTTTGCGCTTAGATATCCCGTCTATCGAATACGGTTTCCCATCGTTCTTTCTGAATAGGCTTCATTTTTAATGCCCACATAATTTGGCGAACCGTTACAGTAGGGTATAGTCCGTCCGTACAAGTCCCAGCCCTCATTTCAAAGTATTCTCGAAAATCAGGGTGCAAATATAAAGCGTCAGTAATCCAAGGGTCAACTTCGCTCCACCATGTACTTTTCGTCTCGGAGTCAAATCGTTGCTGAATTACTGCTAAACCTCTTTCTTCAATTCTGTAGAGAGTGCAGCTATTGTAAACCGGATGCTCACAAATATAACGCTCGCCATACAAGGTCAAGTAAATTTCCGGTTTGTCAAAATGGTATCGCATATCCATCACCTATAAAAAGAAAAGAGAAAGAGCCCTCGTCAGGTCTCCTTCCCCTTTGCTAATAGTCTTAATTAGTCGTCGCAGATCTGATCTCTGGTCGGATATAGAGCATCATATTCTTCATCGTTCTCCATACCGTAATGCTCTAAATCGACGGAGTGACCGCAAGCCGGGCATACTAAAGTATCTTCCCACTCGTCTTCAAATTCCATAAGTCCTCCGCATTCACTGCAAATATACCGTCCAGTAAGTAAACCGTCTCTCTGCGCGTCGTTAAAAAAGCTCATTGCAAATTACCTCAGCCCTTGTAAATTTCGAGCAGGAGAAAAACGAAGAGAACGTGTTGTATGCACGAACTCTCCGCTTTTGGAACCGGTTTATTTCTTAGTCGGTCTGAATCGACTGAATAAACCTCTGAATGTCTGAGAGGTGAAAGTTCCGTCCTGTTCGAACTTAAAACCTCGTCTCATCCAAACGCCGTAGAACATCAACGGCAGCACCAGCTCAGCGGCAGCCATACCAAGTCTGAAGTATCGATCTTTGACAGACTCTGCCATTTGAGCCGTCTTGGACTCTTGATCGATTTCACGATTCTCGATCTTATCCAGACGCTCATAGGTGTTCTTGTCCTCTTCGAGCTTCAGTTTGTACAGCTTCGTCAAGCTATCCACTGCTGTGGTATGCTCCTGACTTCCGGATTCGAGAGATCCCAAGCGTTTAATTTCGGCTTTGATCTCCTCTTCCAACAAACTTCTGTTTTCTTCACCCATATTTGTTTCTCCTTTCGTTTTAATAGGGTTCCATAAAAGGAAGTGTTATTTGTGCGGAATAAAGTCTTCACGCTTCACTTCTAATAGGACAGTTCTTTGAGCTATAATTTCATTAACGCTCTTTTTCAGTTCAAGAAAAAGATAGGGTCCGTCCGGATCAGACTTGTCAATACGCAAAAAACCAACTGGATGCTTTCGGCGAATGATAGATGAGACGGCAAACCCAATCATAATTCCGATAACTACATAGACAACTTCCACGGTGATCTCCTTTCAAATTGTTTTTCAAAAATTTCAACCCGGGGATTTTTCCAGATACTAATTTAACACATATACCTGTCACCTCCATCCGGGTTTTAATCTAAGTTAGAAAAAAGAAAGAGCCAATGCTATAGTGCATCAGCTCTCACTTCTCCATAAAGGACACTGTTATTCTTGCGAACCCTCGTAGACGATCTTCTTCCGTAAGTCAGACCAGGTTATATATCGGTCTTTACGGCATACGGGGCAATAGAACTTGCTTACTTTGCCTCCGATGTCTGTCAGCTCACTGCTGTCGGCTTCAAGCCTACTCTGGCAATTCGGGCAGTTGAAGCGATAGACTTTTTTCACTGCAATATCTACAATCTTCATTACTGTCTCTCCTTACTAAGCAGCCAGAAAAACCGTCTGTACAAGTCGTAATAAACATCCTTGCAACATGGGATACCGGTTCTGGCTTTCAAATGGTCATATGAAATACCCTCCGTTATAGCTTCCAAAATATAACACGAAAGCTCTTCGTCCGTTTCTTTTGCAACCTGTTTCACCATCTTCATGCGGTCGGCATAGTACATCCTCTCATCAATATGCTTGGTAATGGGATCGCTAACAACATTCGTTTTACAGGGCGGAACCAATTGTGGCCATGAACACGGATAGTCTATTAACGAATTGTACGCATGACGCCATAATGGGTACTGTAAGCAGAAATGCTTCAATTCGTAATAGCGGTGTTTCTCGATCCAGTAACGATTAGTTTCGGAAAGTTCCGGTCGTATCAACGTACTCATGTGCGTTCACCCCTCCATATATAGCCGGTCTCCTGCCAGAGGAGCTTAGGCGAAATATAAAAGTTGATGCGTCCGTACTTAGAGTTCATTTCCTCTAAATTCGTAATGAGCTTCCCACTCCGAGTAGCTTTTCCGATCGGTAGCCACCCAGATACGATGCCGGCTCGAATCCAGGATGCGTCTTTCCCGTAGACTCGTGCTGCAACTGCTACCGGGACAGACCCCGATGCAAATATAATTTCTTCCATTGGCGTTTGCCTCCTTTCAACCGCTATTTTAGGTTAGGAACGGCTGTTAGTAAAAACAACCTCGGTGGAAACAAGCGCCAACGAATCATTGTCATTTCGCAAGGATAATCTTCAAACCCTAAAGTCTCACAAGTAATAAGACCTTCAAGAACGCCGATAATAATGTCCGATTCATACTGTTTATACGGAAATATAAAGTCAGGAAGCTCTCGATGAACTGCATGGCATTTACAGCACCGAAGTCTTCTGATAGCTACCCATTTTTTGTTGCCGAATTTCGTCCGTACCAATCTTTGAACATGATCGTAGTATTTAAGCTGCCCTCCGCACTTTGGGCAGATTGATTGGTTATCACTAATCATATATGCTCTCTCTTTTCTCTGATTAAAAAAGTTCGGTGTAGGAGTTGACATTCCTACACTTATGATATATGATTACTAATAGCAAATCAATGGGGGAAGGTGATAATAGTGTTGATAAAATGTCCTGAATGTGAATTACAAGTAAGTGACAAAGCAGTTTCTTGTCCTCACTGTGGGTTTCCATTGCAACCAAATATAAAACCGAGAAAAACTCGGAACAAGAACAACAAACGCCGTAGGCTGCCAAATGGTTTCGGGCAGATCAGTGAGATCAAGAATCGGAATCTCCGCAACCCATTTCGAGCGATGATAAGTGTCGGAAAGGATTCGAACGGACGGCCTATCTGCAAACCTCTTAAACCGGAGTCATACTTTCCGACATACAACGATGCCTACGCTGCTCTTGTCGAGTACAATAAGAACCCTTACGACCTTGAACCATCTATCACTATGAAAGAGCTTTATGAGAAATGGCTTGCCGAATACGAGAAGACGGTTAAAAGCACCCGTTCGGTAGCTTCAGCATGGGGGTATTGCTCGGCCGTGTATGATATGCGAGTCAAAGATGTCCGCGCTCGTCATGTAAAAGGTTGTATGGACAAAGGCATATCGAAGGTTCGAGGTGAAGAGAAGACGCCGAGCGCATCCATGAAGAACCAGATCAAGTCTTTGTTTAACTTGTTGCTTGATTATGCCTTGGAGTACGAGCTTGTTGACCGGAACTATTCACGAACTTTTAACCTCAGTGAGGAAACCATCAAGGAAATTGTCACAGTTAAGAACGAGCATATTCCTTTTACGGACGAAGAGATGGACTTGCTTTGGAAACACGCTGATGATAAAATGCTTGTAGACGTTCTGCTCATCCAGTGCTATTCTGGTTGGCGCCCCCAAGAACTTGGTTTGCTGGAATTAAAAAATGTGGATTTGGAAAGCTGGACTTTCCGAGGCGGTATTAAAACTGATGCTGGCACAGATCGTGTTGTTCCTATTCACTCGAAGATCCGTCATTTGGTTGAGCGAAAATATAAAGAGGCTCAGGAACTTGGAAGTCTGTATCTGCTCAATTATGTTAATCCGACTGCTCGCAGCAAAAACACTGCACTTACTTATGCTCGATACCAAAAAGGATTCTGTATGATTCGAGATGAATTGAATTTGAACCCCGAGCATAGACCGCATGATGGTCGTAAACATTTTGTGACGATGGCTAAGAAGTACGGTGTCGATGAGTATGCAATCAAATATATGGTCGGTCACAAGATCTCTGACATCACCGAAAAGGTTTATACTCAAAGAGAATTTGAGTGGCTGAAAGACGAAATCGAAAAAATAAAATAGCTTGTAAAAACAAAGAAAAGCCTCCCCGAAGTGGGAGCACCAATAAAGGCACTCAGCACAACGAAGAGGCTGACTTTGTGTAGGAATATAGATGTAGGAGTAGTATAGAAATAATGCACGAGTTACCTACATTTCTCGGCATCTATTCGCTTCTAACTACTCTGAAAACAGCGTAATTGCAGGGGTTTAGAAGTGGTTAGACCATGGTAAGTTTCTATAATAGAAGCAAAATATCCCGTAATTACTTGCTTTTTGAGCCAAAGTGTAGGAATAATGCAGAAATAACCTACATGTGACGGCTTCAAATCACATCTTATTTTCCATAAACTACGGTCGAACTGATATCTTTCCCGTCTGCGGAAAAGACTTTTGTAAGACGGGCAAGCTCCTTACCAGCAGCATCCGTAAGAACCGCTTCCATGTTAAGCATGTTATTCGAAAACTTCTTAACAAGCTTCTGCCCTTTAGAGTCGGTAGTAATGATTGTACTGCTGTTATCCGAAAAAGACTTCACAGTACGCCCAAGCTCAACTCCGTCCGGATCAGTTAGAACCGTGGTGCAGGTCAAGAAGTCATTTGAAAAGGTCTTGACCAAAGTCCGACCCTGTGAATCGATTGTGCTGATGATTGTGCCATCGTCCGAAAAATGTTTATAGCCATCTGTTAGACCAGCTGTAAGAATTCGGTCGATTTCATCGTAATCATCGCCAATAAACTCACCAGTTATCATTGTACCATCGGCCTGATGAGCTGTAAATCCCTTTTTAAGGGTTTCCTTGCTGACGGTGTCGGCGGTCAGATCGATTAACGTCCGGCGATTGTAAACGACCTTATTTACAGCCATTTACTCTCACCCCGCAATCGTTACCGTCACTCCCCCAGCAGGATTATCAGCTTCAACATAAGGAATTGCTTCAACTTCTACCTGAGACAAACAGTTATACTCTGCATCAGGTAGAATCGTCTGCTTTGCGGTGGACGGTGTAACTGTCTTAGCCTGCGGTTTCATGTTTTCCGAGCCGGACATTGTACCCTCAATGCCGAGGATAGTTACGCCCTCTCGAATATTGTTGGCAACCAGCTTACCTTTTTCGGTTGTGTCGATTCCCACTTTACCACTGCCATCGTGGAAACCCTGAGGAATTGTAACATCCTCATCTCTGGTAGTAATCTTCTTACTAACGGCACCATTATTCTTCATAGTACCTGTAAGTTTGTTGCCACTGACATACGCGGTCTTACCCGCCAGAATTTCAGCGGCAGCAGCAGTTGCATCCGTAGAATCTACGTCAAATGTACAAGTGCCCTCAATCTGGGCGCCACTCTTATCATGAGCCTTGGTTCCCAAAAGAAGCTTACTGGCTTCCACGGTATCACTGGTAAGGTCAATCAGGGTTCTGCCACCATAAATGACCTTGTTGATATACTGATTGGGCATTTAATTTACCTCCTCTGCAATGTAAACTGTAACTCCATTTTGAACGTTACTGGTTTCGAAATATGGGACTTTTTGAACTGTCACATCTTTCTTAAGCACCTTGTTGGCAGTGGGCAAAACCTGAGTATTAAAAGCGCTCGGTACCACTTCATATTCTCCCGAATAGACATTGTAGTTTATCACAGCAGATAGTTTACCAGATAAACCGCCTTTACAGGATAATTCGCCAGACAGTGTGCATAGTCCCGAGATATGTCCAGTAAGGCATTCGAACGCTTTTATACTGCTCATATCAATGCACCTCTTCCGTCAGCTTAAGAGTTGCTTTGGTAATGAAGGTGTCCACTTCTCCCGTTACTTTTGTCAGCTCGATGTCGTAGACATACTTGCCAAATGCAAGCGGCTTGGTGTCTTCTGGCTCAATGACTAAAATCATTGTGTCGATCGGTATTTCTTTGATGAGGAGAGGTGCTCCGTCTTCGTAGTCAGTTTTCATTGCGAACCGAATACGGTCCCCTTTAACAGGAACATACTGATTACCCTCCGAGTCAGTGATTGTGATAAGAGCCGTAAAAGTGTCTCCTCTGGTCAGCGTAATCATTGTCCCTGAAACAGAGTAACTCATAATCTCACCTCCTGTTAAACCTGCATTCCATTTTCTCCTTTATAAGTGTAAGTCGATTTGTGAATGGGTAATTTATTAACTTCCATCATAATTCGCTTGGCTGAGCCATTACCGCCTAATTTCTCATAAGGCTTATATAAGTATTCGTACAAATTCTCGTACTCGTCCTGCGAAATCCAGCCTCTCTCAACGTAGACCATGCCGAGATAGATAATGCGATCATGAGCCAGACCAATGAGCATTTGCGTTTCAAGATTATTTTGCTTATTCTCAGCAGCTTTTCGTTTGCTTCGCTCCTGGATGTATGCCCAAAATCCAGAAGAAGCAAGTATCGTCCCCAAAATGGTTAATAGCGTTTGCAACCAGGGTTCCATTTCCATATATCATCCTCCTTGAAGTCATAAATGAAATAAGAAGCCTGTAGGAAATATCACCCCAAACCTCTTTTAATTAGGCGAGGGAGCCCACCGTGAAGTAGACTCCCTGCCAATTTCGGTTAATCCACCGGATTACCGTTTTCGTCAAGGCCGAGAGCTTCCAGATCAGCCTTAACAGCAGCCTTGAACTTTGCCGGAACCTGATTAAAGGTTCGACGACCTGCGATGATGAGTGCGACATACAGTGCTACCATGTTGTTACCTCCTATCAAAATTTTGGATAAAATATAAAACATGGTTACTCCTCCTCAGCGATAAGATCGCCGTTGGTATCGTAGCCATATTCTAACAATTTTGCCTCGACATCTGCCTTAAATTTTTCAGGCACCTGGTCGAGGGTTCTACGCTTATTGATGATAAGCGTGGCATAAAGATTGACCATTTTTGCTACCTCCTCATTAAGGAATCATTGCTGCGACAGCATCATACAGATCAGCAATTGCTTCCATGATGGCAAGCTGCTGGGAATCACCAGTTTCCTGACCTGCCATGAGCTGAACAATGTTGTCCGAATCATTCGTGCCTTTAATGGCGTTTTCAGCCATAAGCAGATTGGTGTATTCATTGAACTCCTGAGGGGTCAGCGTCGCTTCCTGATAAGTCCAATAAGTGGTTTTTTCGCCCTGTTCTGAAGTTCGTGTAATACTCGTAATGTCCTTGCGGAGATATACGGTTCCAACAGTAACCTCAAGTGCAGTCGGTTGGACTGTGCTCTCGGCATATTTGTAATTTAACTCCATGCGACTTTCCTCCTTTCGCAGTGTAAAGACTAACGAGTTTTTGATATACCCGCTTCTCATTGTATTTGTCATATCGTGAAACTTTTCGCTTCAATTGCTGGAAGCTAACACATGGTTTTATCCACTTCCGATACATCAAATAGGTATCGGTGCAGTCGATCCACCCAAGATAAGACAACATTTGCCGAGCATCGAGTATGGTTGCTTTCTCCTTTTTGGAGATTTTGCGAGCTTTTCTCGTGGCCTTGTACATAATGGATTTTCGAAGAATCGTTCGATTACGATAAAAACGAAAGCCCATGAAGTCCAGATCACGCCCCTGGTTGTTGCCATAAGAAAAGCGAAAGACTTGCCAATTCGCTTTAAGTTCCAAGCCAAGCTCCATTTCCAGATAATCGGAAATTGCTTGCCTCATGCGGTGCAAAACCCTCTTGTTGCTTCCGAAAATGACCATATCGTCCATGTAGCGCATATAGTGCACGGCACAGAGCTGCTCCTTGATGAAATGATCTAAACCCTGTAAATACCAGTTAGAAAGCCATTGAGAAGTATAAAAGCCAAGTGGAATACCGACCTCTGTAACATCAATAATGCGGAATAATAGCTCCAACATCTTCTCGTCATGAACGGTCTTCTTCAACTTGGCTTTCAAACGATCATGTGGAATAGAATCGAAGAAATGGCGAATATCCATTTTGAGGACATACTTACAATTCTTCGGGTCAATCCTGATCCACTTCTCAATAACCAGCTTTCCTTTATGGGCACCTCTGCCCGGAAGACTGGCATAGCTGTGTTCGTACATTCCCTTGCAGAACATCGGCTTCATGGCATTTACGATGCAATGCTGAACAAGCAGCTCTTCCATCGTAGGAACAATAATAGTGCGCTCCTTGCGAGTAATCCCATCATAAATGTAAACCGGCACATGCTCGGCGTTTTCGTAGTTGACTATCCAGTCTAAGGATTGTTCAACTGCGGCATCGTCAGACATGTGCCGGTGTTTCATGATTTTACGGAATCTCTTGCTGTGCTTTGCTTGAGACAGAGCGTACCGTCGGTTCGTTTCGGATATTGTTTTTTCGTACAAGTGGTTATAGGATTTCATGTTCTCTCTTATCCTCTCATCCGCTTTCGACTTATTCTCAGCTACTCACAGATGCTTGCACCGAGTTAATTTTCACCAAGTGGTGAGGAAGAGATGCGGATATCTCTTGCCATTTTGAAATGGCGGCATACACTGCATTAAGGAGAGCTTCTTATGGATAAGATAGAGCCGCGCCATTGTTCGAGTTCGAATTGGACGCCGTATTGTTCAAATTAGCGTAGAAAGGACCGACCATAAGGTCATTGTTCCAGTTGCCGCCGACATACGCGCTGGGCGCAGTGTATACCCCTAATATTTAATTATTTTTCGTTTACCCGGCGAACCTAAGGTTCTCCCGTCCTCTCCTCGCTGCTTACGCAGCAGCAAGCGGTTTACAAGAGAGAGCCGCGCCAAGGGACGAGGCCGAAATGGACGCCGCATTGCTCAAATTAGCGTAGAAAGGACCGACCATAAGGTCATTGGTCCAGTCGCCGCCGACATACGCATAATTGACCTGGCTGTTATTGTACCACATGCCGTCAGCCTCATAAGTGCTGCTCGAACCGCTTGCAGTAACAGGCAGCCGTCCGAATGCTTCCGTCTTCATGCTGCTGATGTAGCCGCCGGAACTGCCAGCCGGAGTAGCATTTGCGATCGTCTTATAACCGTTTCCGTCTGTGTTGTAGTCGGTTGCAGTAGAACCATCGTGAGTACCACGAGTAAGCTTGACCTTCTGCGTTCCATTGGCATTGATCCAGCCAGCAGTACGACGCCACAGGTTACCCCAGACATTCTCCATACCGAAGACCTTCACGCCGGAAGTCTGGTCATTGAAACCCCAGAACATACCCTTGGTGTTCATCGTACCGGGGGCAATAGCATTGCTATTGGAACTCTTGCACCGTCCGTAGCCAAATGCAGTCTGACACTCGGTAGAACGAGCCATCATAACCAGCAGATCCTGGAGCAACAGTCTGTCAGCCAGCACCTCGGTATACCAGTCATTGCCGTTTGCCTTTGCATAGGCGATTTCGTTAGCCGCCGTGGTGTTTGCGCTGTTAACTGCACCGCTGATAGAACGCAGCTTACCGGAAACCAGAGAACCGAAATAGATGGGGGTATAGAAATGATCGATCTGGTTGTTATTGCGGTCATAGTTACACCAGCAATCCCAAGTATCGTCCTGAGGAGTATCGGAGCAGCGGAAATGGTAAACATCATTCGATTCCCAACGTTTTGTATAGATCTTCGGCCATTCCATCATGGCGTTGCCGCCGAAAGAAGTATCCGTAACCTTGGATGTGGTGCCGTTGACCTTCTTGGTATAGTCGTTAGGATTGAGATAGTGATCTACAACACCTGCGTAAGTTAGCATACAGGGGCGCGGCATAAACTTTTCGCCCGGATCAAACGCCCAACCACCATAGTTGAACTTACCAGTGCTGAAATTCATAGCCGCCGGAGTAAACGCTGCATTATCCACATCAGAAGGATAAGTTACTCGTCCTGTGGGGCTGGAAGTCGCTTTCACCAAATCATAACCGAACAGATAATCTCTCTTCTTCGGCGTTACGCTGGTTCTGTTTGCCTCGCTGCGATTATAGGCACCGGTACTGGTGTAAGGGAATGCGGAATAGTAATACACCACTCCGACCGTCACATTAGTATCCGTATAAGTGCCGTTTGCAGTGATGTTCTTGAATAGCTCACCCTCAGTCTCGCTGGTAGGATAACCGGTCGTGCTCCTACGGATAACTGCACCTGCAACGCCACTCGGAAGCTTCGCCGTAATTTCTACCTTAACGGTATCAGACGCTGAGACATACACCGACTTAGCGGAAAACTCCTGCATCGGCTCCGGTTCATTAACGACTACACGGTTAGCCTTGTTTCGGTTATACACACCCTGAGTGGTATAAGGGAATGCTGCATAGTAGTAAGTTCCGGTAGGAGATGCACCACTATCTGCGAAGACAGTGGACGCTTTGATGTTGGCGACTAGATCACCATCGAACTCGTCCTTAGGATAATCGGTTGTCTTCCTCCGGATAATCGCACCTTCCACGGTGCAGAGTGTCTGGTTGTTCACGACCGTGTCGTTAGGAAGTGTTGCTGTGACTTTCACAACGCCACTCTCAACAGCCACGCTGAATGCCAGCATATTGGACGGCTCAATGCCGCCAAAGAAATGTCGGTTTTTACCGAAAATCAGATCTTCTTCTGCCATTTTGATTATTCTCCTTTCGCTTTAAGAATAAGTTACAACGGTGCTGATAAGCTTGCCATCGGAGTCAAAAGTTTTGACGGCTCTCGCCACTTCTGCTCCAGCTGCACTTTTCAGCACATTTGTCATGGTCAGGAATCCATCAGAAAAAGTCTTCGTCAAGGTTCTACCATCGCTCGCAGTCGAAGTGATAACAGTACCATCATCTGAAAACTCCTTGGTTCCGTCTTCGAAGCCAACCAGTAAAATCCGTTTGACCTCTTCCTTGTCGATCTCAAGTTGCAGATTACCGGCGACATCGCCGCTGAGCTGATCTTTCATCTGGTTATACCAGGCAAGGAAATCGGCCTGTTCAGATGCGATCCACTGGTCAAGAACGGTCTGCTCCTGTTGGAGGTCCGCTTTCATTTTATTGAACCAAGCCGTGAAATCGCTTTCCTCCTGAGCAATCCAATCATCGACTTCCTTAGATCGTGCATCAGTAAATCGATCAAGCTCATCCTGCCATTTGCCAAGCAACTCGTCCAGACTGATCGTCTGAAGAATGCCAGTTACAAATGGAGTAGATTCTGTGCCAACCATAGGGGTAATATCAGCTTGGTTAATGACCGCAGTGCCATATTTTCTGTAAATATAACAGAGAGGGTACTGATGGACATTTCCCTCGTTCGTCAAAGTCGGTCTCGACGGTGCGCTGGACGGATTACCTTTGACAAATTTGATAGTGTTATTACGAACTGATTCCATTCCGTTTACTTCCAGAACCACGGCATCAATACGATCAAGAAGCACCTCTGCTTCCGGGGCGGTCATCGGCAGGATGCTGTCATTGACTGTCCATGTATGGTCGAACCAGGCTTTGCCGATACCGACATTCACGGTAAGACCGCCTGCCGCCTTCACAGCAAAAGCGGTTCCGATAGAAGCAAATACACCATCGATGATGAGTCCATCAAAGATAGCTGACATCTGTGCAGCATTGTATTTGCGGTCACCGTTAAGTGAATTGAAAAATCCGCTTGATACGCTCATTCAGTTTCTCCCTCCTTACTTTGAAATAGTTTTGAAGGTCGGATAAATCGACAACCCTTCCTCACTGTTTGAGATGACCAGCTCTGAAATGTAAGCTGATCCCTCATTGCCATATTCATTGGCGATTTGAACGATGTCTCCGATAAAGAAGTCCTCGCCGTATTTGAAAAGTCGAGTAACTTCAACTTCTCCTTCGAATGCAGTGGTTACAATATGATCTGCCAGATTCTTCAAGCCTTTTGTCCGAAGCTGCGCCATATATTCTGCATCGGAAAGAGTCCCGTCCTCAATATCGGATGAGATGTCACGAGCATCTGTAAAAAGCTCACGCCGATCAAGCCCTGAGGCTGAGCCAACGATAGCAGTTCGCCTTGCTGCCCCTTCACCTTCTCCTGCGACCAGAGTCACATTTCGAAAACTCGCTCTGGATGAATAATAGTTGCTGTTGATGATGTTCTCAAAGTTTGGAGAGAAAACAACATACGGATTTTCTGTCTGCTCATAAGAGCGATCAACACCGGCATACAGACTGAATGCAAACTTGTTTTCATCTGTCAGTACGATCTTGAACCCTATATTGTTTTCCTCACAAAGTCCTTTTACAACATCGTACAGGCAGTCACCTGTGTATTGGTTGTCGATTTTCAGACTTGTGATTTTAGGGTCAGTAGAAGGCACGAACACAAAGTTAGAAATCTTTCGATCGGCAATAGACGGTGAAATGATGCACTCATTCAACATCGTCTGGATGCCATTTTGAAGATTTCCATTAAAGATTCGCTGTCCCCAGATGATGCGGCGTTCAAGAATAGACTCCAACGATCTGCCTGTGACAATAAGATGATTTCCTTCTTCTGTGTCGGCATTGATCTTGATGTCCTCGATAATCATACAGTGCTCCGAATCCTTCAGCCACAGATAGTAATCCTCTTTCAAATACTGCAAGAGTTGTGTATCCATAGCGAAGAATATCTCGAAATCTCCATACGAATTATACCGGTCAGTCCATATCATGGATTCATAAGTATCTATGACGGCTACGGACTCGAAATCGGTGTTTAAGACCAAAAGCTCCATAGTTATACCCCCTCATAGATGACTTTGTTTTCGATCCTGAACTGAAGATTCGTAACACCGCTGTCAGCAGTAAAGGCAAAAATGTTATCGCCCTTTGCCAGCGTGAACCAGTCGGTGTTCTTATCCAGACAGTTCAGAATATTGTAAGAAACGCCTTCACGAATCAAGGTAATGCTCTTATCGCCCTTTGAGGTGTTAATGACAATATCGTCACTTGCAACAACGCCCTTTCCCGTGAGCTTTTGGAGCTTCACGGTATCGATCTTCATGACTTCTCTGGTTTCCGTATTGTAGATATTGATGTTACTTGCCGGTCCGATTGCATGGATATAGATCGTTACGCCAATTTCAGCATCGCCATAGTAAGTGATGACTCCCTCCGTCTTGATTTGGATTTCGCCAAATACAAGCAGCGGTTCCATCAGAGACTCATTCGAGAACGGAAACTCGAACATCGGGTCAATACTGTAGAAATCCGTTACATTGTTTCCATCCTCTCCGGCTGAATAGAAGAATGGGTCAGGGCAAATGATTGAGATTGAAGTCCCTTCCTGTGAGCTGAAAATATTTGGTTCATTCGATTCCACATAACCGCTTGTTCGTACATATCGGTTATCAGTTTCGATAATGATTTCAACACTTTTCTTTGCCGGAAAGTATTTGTAGGATTTCTGCCGTACATCTTCGATCGTTTCTCCGTAGACTGTATCAACAAATACGATTTGGAAAACAATATTCCGCTGACTCAATCTGGCGGAGTTAAACATAGAGCCGTCATTAGTGACGACTTCCGTCGTGTTGACAGTTGCTTTGACCGGACCTAAGCCGGTTACAGACTTGATGAGGAAGCCCGAAACCTCAGGCTCCCTCAAGTCAAGTTTGATCCTATCACCTAAGTAATTGGTGATAGCAAATGAGTGAATCATGTTTCCACCAATCCTTTCAACGCCGAGAACTGGTTCTTCGTCTGACGATAAATGTCAATCCTCGACAGTGCCTTAGGCGAATAGTTGTTTTGTGTGAAATTGTAGTTGTTTCCAGCGGTAGGTGTAGTACCGCCATTTTGAACGACACTGCCGCCCTCACGATCCATACCGGCGCTGATCTTCATTGCCTGATTTCGACTCAGAAGTGCCGACAACCTGCCCGCACCCTCCGTTACATCAGACAGATCAAGCAGCGGTCGAATTGTCGGTTGAGAGTCAATTCCATTTTCGATGAAATCACCGATCTTGGAAACCGCGTTGCGGAGTCCTTCCTTAGCCGACTTTGCAATAGATGCACCGGCATCGTAAGACTTATCGGTGTAGTCGATCAAAGAATTGACAAATCCCATACCAAAGAATCCGCCAATTCGATAGCCAACTTTAGATGGTGAGTTGATGTCGAGCTCAGCTTCCGCAGCCTGTGCAGCAGCTCTTGCCATTGCTCTGGCTCGTGCTTCTGCGTACCAGGTATACTCGTCAATACCCTTAGCAAAACCCTCGACAAGATATTTACCGGCATTGTAGAAGTCAGTATACTTATTTCGGATTGCTGTCAGACAACTGTTAATGATCTGAACAAAGGCGTCTTTCGCAAGCTGGTTCTTTGTTCGGATGCCAGCAATGAGGTTTGTCATCGTAGTCTGTCCAACGGTGTTAAACTCGTAGAACTTATTTCGGATTGCTGTCAGACAACCGGATACAATAGTGACAAATGCCGACCGAGCAGATGCGTCGCCGGTACGAATGCCAGAGATAAAGTTGGTCATCATCGTCTGCCCCATGATTGTGAACTGACTGTACTTGCTTGTAAAAGTAGTGACAATACCGTTAATCATGGTGGTGAAAGTGCTTGTCAGATTTCCTTGCTGTGCTTTGGCGGCATTGATAAATGTAGTGACCATTGTGTTTGCGGCTGTGCTTACACGAGAATTAGCATTTGTAAAGGCATTGATGAAGCCGTCGATACCTGCATTACCCAAATTCGTAAGATTTTGAGCAAATGTGGACATTCCACTTGTGTCAACACTCTTAATGCCGTTTGCCAAGTCCACAAGGTTTCTGAACTCGACAACTACTCCACTCAGCTTGGTCACATCCACGCCACTGACGCTATTGTAATATGCAGCGAAAGACTGGCCGAAAGACACCAACTGTTCACCGAAGCTTGCAATATCGTTATCACCCGTAAACCAGGATACGATGCCACCGCTATTCGGTAAGTTATTCGAAAGCTCAACCAGAGCTTTAGCTGCATTTGCAGAGTTTGTAACAACAGATGCATCCAACCCTGTTACAGCCAAAGAGTAGTTCTTCATTGCAGTACCAAACGGAACAAGCTGCTCGCCAAAAGTTTCAAGGTCATTGTCCCCCGTAAACCAGGATACAACTCCACCTGTATTTGGTACCGTATTTGCAAGCTCAAGCAAAGCCTGACCTGCGGTAACACTATTTTGAATAACATCGGCTTTCAGTCCAGAAACGGCATCAGAGAAATTCTTCATTGCTCTGCCGAAAGGAACAAGCTGTTCACCGAAGTCGTCCATATCATTTTCACCCGCAAAGAATCCGACAACACCGCCGCTATTCGGAACGGTGCTTGCCATCTCTGCAAGCGCTTTACCGGCTGTAGCCGCTTCCGTAATCACACTGGCATCGATTCCAGCGACTTCATTTGCGAAGTTACGCATGGCGCGACCAAAGGGAATAAGCTGTTCGCCGAATGCGTTCATGTCATTCTCTCCGGCAAAGAATCCAACGACACCGCCCGTATTGGGAAGCGTGTCAGCCATCTCTGCGAGAGTCTTGCCGGCAATTGCAGCATTGGAAACTGCTTCTCCATCAATACCGCTAATTTCATCAGAGAACTGTTTCATGGCTTTTCCGAACGGAACCATCTCTTCAGCAAAGCCGGAAAGTGAGCTTCCGCCGGTAAACCACGAGGTCAATCCATCCAAAATATTTGCGGCAGTCAGGATAAGAATCGTTTCTGCAAGAGCCTTAACGCCATCCAACATAGCCGGGTCTATAGAAGCAGCGCCGTCAAGGAACGGCTGAACATTGGTCATAAATCCGGAAAGATCGGAGCCAATTTGAGGGAATTGACTGGATACGCCGCTCATAAAGCCGCCGACAATACCGCCAACAAACTTGCCGATTGCCGTGCCAATTCCCTGAAGTAGATTTCCGCCTTCATTGATAAGCCAGTTCAAGCCCGGAATTTGTGCCAGGGCACCAACAGCAGCGAGCACAAGAGCAAGTTCAGCGATGACGGCACCCATACCGAGAACACCCAGCATTGCACCGGGAACCAGAGCAGCCACTGCACTCAAAGCCGCCATAATCGCTGCAAGCAGACCGATGCCGACAATTCCCTGAAGAAGTGTCTCGGTATCAATACCTTTAAGCGCATCCACAATGCCTGAGAAGAACGCCATCAGTACATCTACCGCAGCCTGAATCAGACCGGGGAGATTTTTGGCGACGCCCTCAAGTACAGCAATAAGGAATTGGAAAATAGAATCGACGATAGACGGGGTATATTCTACCAACGCTTCAAGAACACCTGCGATAAGCTTCAGTGCTCCGTCAGCAATAGCGGGAACACACTCAACGAGCACATCCACCAGCATAAGAACAACTGCTTTGACTGCTTCGCCGATAGCTCCTGCACTATCTGCGATAACTTTGCAGAACTCAACGATTGCCTCACCGATCTTAGCCACGATAGCAGGAATGAGTGCTGCAACACCTGTAATAATAACAGTCAAGGAAGCAACAATGGCTGTGGCACCGGCAGTTCCAGCAGCCGCAAGAGCCGTCAAACCTACTGCCAAAGCAGACAAACCAGCACCAGCCAAAGCGAGTCCGGCACCAATGCCAACGACTGCTACTCCGATTAGTGCCAAGGAGCCGCTCAAAGCAAGAATAGAAGGAACCAATGGAGTGAGCACAGCACCTGCAACGCCGAGAACAGCAAATGCTCCGGCTAAGGTAACAAGACCCTTGACAATGGAACTCCAGCTCATAGCGCCGAGAATAGCCAATACAGGGGTGAGTACCAAAAGTGCACTCGCAGCAACAAGCAGAGCCGCAGAACCGGCAAGAGTACCTGTCATGGTATTTAACCCGATGGCAAGAATAGTCATTGCTCCGCCGAGAGTGATAAGACCCTTTGCTACCTGCTCCCAACTTAGATTCCCCATTTTCTCAAGGGCGGTTGAAAGAACGACAAGCGCCGCAGAAACAATTACCAAACCGGCACCAATACCAGCCATATTATTCGGCATGAATTTAACCGCCACGGTGATAGCGGCAAGTGCTCCCGCCATAGCAGTCAGACCACGAGCGATCTCACCCCACTGCATGGTTGAGAAATCCTTAACCACAGAGGCAAGGATTTTCATAGCGGCGGCAATGGCGATTAACGCCACACCGGTAGAAATGACATTTTGAGCATTTCCGGTAAGTTTTGTGAATGCAGTGATCTCGGCAAGAAGAACAGCAATAGAAGCAAGCCCCTTACCGATGTCTTCCCATTTCATTTCGCCGAAATCTTTGCAGGCAGAGGCCAACACCTTGATTGCTGCTGAAAGAATTACAATACCTGTAGCCGTAGTAATGGATTTACCGCTGAATTTTGCGGTTCTCAGGAACAGAGAAACCTCGGCAAGCAATACACCAACGCCGACAAGACCTTTCGCAAGTTGGTTCCAGTCCAATTTAGCAAGTTGCTCACAAACAGAAGCAAGAATCTTGATTGCGGCTGCAAAGATCACCATTTGAGTAGCACCCTTGATGATGGTTTTACTGTTGGAACTCATAGCTTTGGCTGCTGCAACCATCATAGCCGTCAAACCTGCAACGCCAATCAGACCAGTAGTAAGCTGCTTTGCATCCAGATCAGCAATCTTTTTAAGTGCGCTCGCTAAAATCAGCACTGCCGTAGCAATTCCGAGCATAGCAGTTACACTCTTCATCACACCAGTTGCCTGACCGCTGATTTTGTTGAATACAGCCATCGAAGCAAGAAGTTCAGCGAATAGCACAGTGATTGCTCCAAGGGCTACATTCAGCTTTTCGCTGTCCACAAGACTAAGCGCAATCAAAGATGCAGTAAGAATAGCAATAGCAGACGCGATCTTCAGCAATGTACCAGCCTGCAACTGAGTCTGGTAAGCTTCAAAGCATCCTCGAACACTGTCAAGAATTCCGATAAAAGATTCCTTGAAACTGCCGATATCTTCAATAGCTTTTCGGAAGGTGCCGACAAACTTTGTGATACCGACAGCAATAGCACCGAACGAGATACCATTCAGCAGATCAATAATTCCGCTGAAATTAGCTTCACCGAGATTCTTTGCTAAAGAACTGCCGAGTTCGCCAAGGATTTTAACGATGCCACTTCCGATTGTCTTAACGGCGTTCCACACAGCAGAGAGAAGCTGAACAAATTGGCAATTAGCAAGAGCTTCACCAATGACCTCAAAGGCGACGATAACCCCAGATTTCATCTCACCGGCTGCTTCTCCGACTTGAGTCATCCTCTCATGAATTCGCTCAAGCAGAGAATGAAACAATTCGAAATTGGCGGATTCGAATTTCTCTTTGATCTTGTTCTTCAGTGTGGATAAAGCTGTCATAATTGTCTGTATGACCGTAGCAATACCCTCACCGACTTTCTGGAATGCTCCGCTGGTTTTGATAAACTCATCAAACGCAACAATAGCATCGCCAATCCCGCCAGTGAAACCAAGAATTCCATCTCCGAGTGTTCCAAACCCGCCAAACAACGGTTTAATTGCCGTAAATATAGCAGAAAAGGCTTGTTTAATGATGTCCAAGATCGCAAACAAGCCTTTGAAAGTGGATTTTAGATTAGCTGAAGCTGTATCACTGAGCTTCAAATTTGCTGTGAATTTTCGCAAATTCTCAGTAATATCATAAAGCTGCTGGGCTGTGGTGGGAGGAAATATCTCACGGAATGCCTCATAGATCGGTTTGATAACACTCTGAACGCCTTCAAAAGCATTTTTAAGCGCCTCAATCAGTTTGGTTCTTCCGCCAAGATCTTTCCACCCTTGCAACATCTCATTGCGAGCATCCGCTTGGGCATCGATAAATCCACCGATAACCTGACTGAGTCCAGTCCAAAGTTCTTTGGCTTCCTCAAAATCGCCAAACAGAATCTCCCATGTGTTTGCCCATCCGGAGCCTACGGCTTCTTTCAGAGTGTCCATCAACTGGGAGAAAGTCTTAACATCCTGTGCTGCGGCAAATGCTTTTGCGCCGATTTCTGTTGTCTCATCGGCGTAATCACGAAGAGTGCTAACAAGAGCTTCTGTAGTCATCCACTGATCCTGCAAAGAATCATTGAAGCCATGTGTAGCATCGATGACATTACCCTTGACCGTTTTGTACATTCCATCAGCAGTCTTGGTTAATGTACCACAGGCAACAGCCGATTCAAGAAGCTGTGTCTTAAATTCGACGGTCGCCATGTTAGCGTTCTCGATAGATTTCCAGTCGATCAGCTTAACATAACCGGCAGACAAAGCCTGGGCAAAGTTATACATGGCACGGGACGCCTCATTTGCATTGGCACCGGAAACGGCGGCAACATTCGAGACACCCTGGATAGCCATAACTGCATCCTCAAGTCCTACGCCCGCATTGGTAAATTTACCGATGTTGGAAGTCATGTCCTGGAACGAGTAGATGGTCTTATCAGAGTAGGTGTTGAGTTCCTGGAGATATTTATTTACCTCTTCAAGAGAAGCACCCGTACTCATCATGATGGTCTGAATTGACCCCATCTTCAGCTCGTATTCTTCAAAACCCTGACTAATAGGTTCGATCGTCAAGGAATGGAGCATTTGCTTGCCGGTATTAACGACTGAGTTGGTGATGTTTGCAAGGGCGGTTACAGCCATGACCTCCAATGCCGAGAATCGAGTCTTTACTGTTTCAACCGCAGAACCGAGCCCCGACATATCGACTTTCTTAGCAGCGCTGTCAATGCTTTCAAGACCTTTTGTAGCTCCATCCATATCCAAACTTTTCTTTAATTTTTCAATGGTGGACAAACTGGTTTGAACATTGCTTTCGAACTGCTTATTATCAAACCGCATTTCTACGACTCTTTCATCGATAGTTTTACTCATAGCTTCGTAACCTCCTTCCATGCTTCATTTGCAATTTTGTCAAAAATAGGCTGGATAGCAGGATTGATATAATCTCGCCCCTGTACCCAGCCTCCGTTACGGGTTCCGTGGCCATATTGCAGGATGATCGCTATCGGAACCCCATTTTGAATATTTGAGTTATAAAAGGTAATCTTTGCAGATCCATTTCGGTTTACGATTTCGTAATACCATGAACTGGCGGTCAAACCGGAATCGACAGGCGTTGCAGACGCAAGAGCAGCGACCCCTTCTCGGCCATACTTGTCGAGGTCTCCGAGATGGACCACTTCCTTTGCCCTCTCCAAAAAGCGTGTAACTTTAGAGAAGTCTCCCTTGTGACTGAACCTTATCATTCACGGACCTCCTTATTTAAGAAGCTGATTAACCCGATTCTGTATCACGGAAGGATCGTAACCAGCCGCCTTCAGACGATTAGTTCTATCAGCGCCGTTACCCCACAACCCCTGAATCACTTCACGGGCAACCTGGTCAGTGCTTTTCTTTGTAGAAGACACCGAGACTGCTGTTCCGCTTTTGGTTGTTACATAAGTATCGAACCCAGCAGCTTTCAGCTTCGCAGCCATAGCATCAGCGTTTGCTTTCTTGCTGAATGCACCAACCTGAATCTTGTAAAGGTTATCAACCTTGACCATGTAAGTATCGAAACCGGCAGCTTTCACTTTCTGAAGCATTGCATCGGCATTTGCTTTATTGCCGAACGCTCCTGTCTGAACCCGATAAAGCACCTGGTTATCGACCGGTTTATCGTTTCCACCGGTAGAGCCTCCAAGCTTTGCTGTAACTTTGGATGCAAGATCACCCATTCGGGCATACATCCAGTCGCCCGGACAGCTCTTATTGGCAAACCAACGATGTACAGTCAGAACCATTTCATTGGAAGCAGGCTCATAGTTCAGAGTCTTCGTCTTATCACCGAGCCACAGCAACTTGGTTTTGCCGTAGCGCTTGCAAATGTCCACACAAAGCTCGATCAGCTTGGCATACACGATGTCATTGAATGCATAGGGATGTGTAGCATCACTGGCGCACTCGATCGTAATTGCACGCTGGTCGTTTGCGTTGGAAGAAGAACACCAGGAACGGTTCTTTTCCTCCACATACATGCCTACTCGGCCATCTACGCCGATACCGTACTGACAAGAAGCCTGCTGGGAAGTCGGAGCAAAAATATTGCCCAGGGTTTCCACAGAGCACTGACCAACGACGCAATGAGGTGTAATACGATCAACGGCATGGGTTCTCTGCCCGGAATGATTCGGGCTCAACTTGGTATAGGATACCAGAGGACTGTTACTCATTTTTTGTTTCCTCCTTCACGCTCTGAATCTGCTTCAACATCTGAATCACCTTGTCATAGCCAACCGTAGAGATCAGGAACCCAAGATACATCAGGACAACGATCTCAACCCCGATCTTCATGGTAAAGACGGTGTCAGTCATGATAAGGTAAATTACACTGACAGCACAGGCGATCAGGACGGACAAAATAGCCGCAAGAACATTGGAAGAATACTTGACCTTCGTTCCATCAAGCAGCTTCTTAATGCCCTCCACTGTCAGATTTGTGACAACGGATACGATCAACAGTGCTGTAGTCAAAAAACTGATAGGCATAACTAAACCTCCTCATAATTCGTATTTTCAGCAGACTCGCTTTCTTTGTTTAATCTCTCTTCTCTTTTTTCAAAGAAAGTTTCAAACAAGGCTTTCAGAAAATAGCCAATCATAACGCCCACAATCGTGGTGGCGATAGTGCTGGAAAGAGACTCTGCAATTTGTACCTGCCCCATAAACGCAAGTACATAAGACAGTTGCAGATCGATCAATGCAATAACAAGAATCGCTGTAACTGCTTTTTTGGTATAAGTTTTCAGCCATGCTTTATAAGACGGCTTTTTATGGCAAACCTTCTTCAAAAAGCATTTTCGGCATCGTCTGTTCATTCGATCACCCCTTAGAACCAAAGCGTTTTCGATTCGCGGCGTTGATGGCTGCATTCCGATTCCACATTTCACGCTTGCTTCTTCGCTTGGGTGGAGAATTCTTGACATTGCACACTCGTATGAGAGTCAACAGCCTATTCAAATGCCATTTTTGAAATTCTACCGGAATGTTGTAAGAAATCATCCAGTAATAAATAAGCTCAGATGTAACCGTTTCTTTGTGACCTCTGGCTTGCTTATCTTCAATGAGACAAGTTGCAGTCATTGGTGCCTCGATATACGCATTGATTGCGGCATAGTTTTCAGCAGACAGCCGAGTATATACTTCAGGATCGATATTCTGGGTCAAGGTCATGCATCGTACATAATCAAGAATCTCCTCATCAGTTTTTTCTTGCTTGCCGAGAAATGCCTTGTTCCATTTACTTTCCCATTTTGAAAGAGAGACTAAGGAATGCTCCAACTGCAAAGTCTGCTCTTTCTTGTAGATAAATTCCTCGTGAATTTCATCCCAAAACTCGGCAGCCGGCACAGTAATTTTCAGCATTCCTTAGTCCTCCGAGCTTTCTTTAATTAGATGCGATGGGTGCAGCCTGCTTATTCCCGTTAGCACGCATAACACGATTGACAAATTCGGATGCGGCACCGGCATCGGTGACGAGCTTTTCGAACAGTACCTCGTAAGCGGGAGTTTCCATAAAGCTTCTGGAAATCTCCTCGGACTTCATGAAGCGTCTGCCATCATCGCTCTTCTCACCATAAGCGGTCTTGATAAAGTTCTCGAAGAACTCCATGATAAGCGCACCATTCGGACTGGCAGCGATACTCTTAAGCTGAACATCGTAGCCACCCTTAGCGCTCGCCTGCATCTTTACGATTTCAGGCTTGGACAGGTCGAAGTAAAAATCTTCGGTTCTCTGAACACCGTTCAGATCGGTATAAGTGATAGTTTCCTTAGTCATTGAAATTTTCTCCTTTCAAATTAAAAAAGTTGGAGCCGCCAGCTTACCTGAATACGGCTCCATGATTTTACAGATTAACCTGCCGGATTCTGAGTCTTATCGAACAGTTCAATAATCTCGTCGGGCAGAGGCAGACGAGGCTCGACACCATCGCTACCACCATCGGTAGTCGGGTCCTTACCATACAGGATCTCTTCCAGCTGAGCCATAAACTCGGCACTAAACTTAGTGGAGTCAAAGGTCAGCGTAGCAGTCGGCTTCAGCTTCTTGCCATTGACCAACTTGTTGATGGAGACGGGCGTGGTGCTGATCTCCCAGGACAGAGTAGCTGCCTCAGGGCTGTCATTGACGGTGCTATAGCCCTTCTCGGAAGGCGCTGCCAGACAACCGTAAACCAGATGCAGCTTATAGCCGTAATCATTCAGATCGGTATCGTTACCCAGAATGGTGCGATATGCCAGACCAAAAGTCTTACGAGACTGCTGACCAGCATACATACCGGGCATGATCTCAACGGAGCCATCACACTCAGCAAACTCGTCGGGGTACATGTAAGCCTCAACAGTAGCGCCGAACTCCTCATTAGAAACCAGATTCACATACTTGATGTTATCGGCATAAATCGGAGAAGCCTCAGCGCCGGAAGGACTCTCAGTAACGGCAGTCAGACCATTCCATGCAACGCCCTTGTTATAAACGCCGCCGGTCTGCATCGGGTAGAGAACGCCGTGGTCACAGCCGGTTTCGTACAGGCGCTCGCCAGTTTTATCCCAAATAATTTTGGACATAAAGATATTCCTCCTTATTAGAAATAGAGCGAGAAATTCCAATGATTTAGGTTCTCGCTTGCATAATATCGTTCAAATCGGCAGGTAGGTATAGAAACCATCTTACCGACAAGCTCACTATCCGGGTCAGAGTCAATAACAGTGACTGAATAGTGCCTGTGAGATGAATAAACCCCGTTATCGGCGTGCACATTTTCGATATCATCAAGTGCATAAACGATAGCGGGGTATTTCATTTTTACCGACTCAGGAGGTTGAAAATACACATTTCTGCTTTCAAGGATTTCTTCCAGGAAAGTTTGCAGATTAAGCCTGCTCGCCATTGTATACACCTCCCATAGTCAGTATAAGTCTTGGGTACTGAACTTCGACACTTGTGACTTTCCATTTAGCACCCATAAACTCAACATACCTCATCGAATGAAAATTCTCATTGGCAAATGGATCGGCTACGATACTGATCTCATTCGCAACATTGATGTTGTCGTTGAGTTGTTCCGCAGACTGAAGCCTACGGATGTTACGGGTTAAATCACCATAGTACATACGCTCGATGATCTTCTCTGCCCAAACGCCCGGCTTAGTCTCTTCTGTTACAGCGTAGCCGATTACTCCATAAAATTTAGCCATTTTGAATTTTCACTCCTCGCTGAATTTAGCCGCCAATATTGGCAGTGACATCCTCTTCCAGAGCGATAGCAGACATGACACGAGTGTTGGCGCCGGAGCAACGAGTCTCCAGCAGGCTCTTCTCCTGGTTGAAGTCGATGTCGAAATCAGTGAAGTGAGTGATTTCACCGCCCTTGGTAGCGCCCAGAGAATAGTCAGCCAGGTTGACCATAAGACCCAGAAGCTTCTTGGTCTTGCTGTCCGTAGTAGTACGAGTCTTACCCTCGAACTGCTCCGCCGTAATGATCTGACCGACATTCAGAGCCGCAGCCAGATCACTGACCTTGTCATAGATGCGGCGACCATTCAGGTCACGGGCAAGCAGCATGACATTGACCAGATGAGGCGTGCAGTAGAAGTCGGGAGTGCCAGAGCCCTTATACTTCTCACGAGCGTACAACAGAGACTGGATCACGGCTTCTGCATAAATGTAATTCTCGCCGAAATTAGCGGAAGTGTTGGTGCCCTGAAGCGTGCTCTTCATGCCGGCAATGTCGACATCAGCATGAATGGTGTACAGCTCGTCATCCAGCCAGATCGGGCGGATCTTATCCTCAGCAATCTTACCGTCAGCACCAACCTCACGACCATCGCCGATCATGATAGCCGTTGCCAGCTCCTCGTTCAGATTCATACGGTCGATGCCGTACAGGTACTGCACCACATCAAAGTCCTGAATATCGATGATGTCGTCACGGTCAAGCTTGCTCTTCACATACACGGTCTGAGGATCGGTAGTTCTGTGGAGCAGCTGGATGTTGCCGACATAACCCTTCTGAGTGCCCTTCTTGTAACCCTTGGCACGAAGAGCCTCAATGTTACGCAGGTCAGCCTGACGGGTACGGATACGGGAGATAGGGCTCTTATGAACCTTCTTCAGAACCTCGTTTACCCAACCCTGGTCAGTAGTGAGCAGTTCAGGAGCACCGGGACGGACATCTTTGTACTCAGGAAACAGAGTTTCGATACCATCGATGCCGTGAGCCAAAACGCTGTCAGGATTCTGCTCCACATAGATATCCATAGCAGTACGAAGACTGCCGACGCTGTTGGACTTAGCCATGGAAATGATGCTTGCCTGGTCAGCGTGAGACAGAACCTCGGTCTTCTTCTGCTGATCGTTGTCAAAGATATTATGTTTCATTGTGTTATCCTCCTTATTGGATTCAGATTTGTTATCGGAATCATCTTTGGATTCCTTTTCAGGTTCACCTTCGAGAGCCTGTGCAATAAGTGCATACATGACGTTCTGCTGCTTTTCGGACATAGAGTCGATTACATCAGCAACCGTCTCTTCATCGTCCTTCTTCTCTTCCTTGCTTTCGGCAGGCTTGTCCTCTTTGGTATTCTCCTTCTTTTCCTCCTCTTTCTGCTCATCCTTAGACTCGGCAGAATGGGAAAGGCAAAGAGGCATTCCGGTATAGATGATAGCTTCATCATCGGACATTTCACCATGCTTCAGCATAGAGTCAATAAATGCACCAGGATTAGCACCCTTATGCACAAGACTCACCTCACAAATACAACCATGCAGTACATCAGGACCAGCCTGCTGAAGTTGATTGGCGTAAATGGACAGAGCGCAAATGTCACCATGCTTGATAAGGACTTTCGCAATTTCACCGTCAGCGGTGTCATTGAGGAAGCCATAGGTGTAAACACCTTCCTCACGGTTCTCAAGCCATGCATGACCGAGAACATCACGAGGACTGTTGTGCTGATGATTCCAGACCAGCGGGACTTTAATACCGTCGTTATTCTTAAAGGCGTCCCGACGAATTACTCGCCCATCGGAACACTTAAGGTCATTTCGGGTTGCCCAGCCGCTGAAATCACAAGCCTCAACCGAAAAAGGTCTACTCATTTTGAATTTCCTCCTTACTTTTTCGATTTTTGCTTAGAGATTTTGTCGTCCAAATCACTTGCTGACTCTTCAGCTGAATTAACTTCAGTAATAGGCATTTCTTCCGACTGCTGATCGGAGCCGGACGGTTCACTCAGATTCTTATTCCTGAGTTCGTCTGCTCTTGGGTCATCAGAAGGTTTCATACCGACTACCTGACGAATTTCATTCGAAGTCATGATTTCATTTCTTGTAAACTTGTCAGCAATTTCAGCAATATCATTGACAGGAACCAGTTTGAACGGGTCTCTGAAGAATGAAATTGACTGGTGTTGTGATCGGGCAGTTTTGGTCAGAAACTTTCGTTTCATCTCATCAACAATAGCGGAAATGATCGGCTCGATTGTCCGGTTGTTATAGTTCAGCATTGTCTTCTCGTCCGCGGTTCCATCCAAAATGCTCTGAGTGATTCCCAACTGGCTGTATAGCATACTCGTCAAGTATTCAATCTGGGACATCAGGTTGTTGTTCACGGAACGATTCAACTGTGTGATATGCTCAGTACCGTCAGTGTAAGCAATACCATACTTTGAACCTGACAACTGGTTTTCTATATCTTTACGCCGATTTTCGGCCTGTTGACGCCTTGCTTCTGTCTTGATTACATAAGGAAGCTGAATAATCAAATCGAGTTTTCCAGATCCGCTTTGCTCATCAATGACATCAAGTAGGTTAAGTTTACGAATGAGCCGCTGCATAGTAGAATTTGGCTCATTGATAACTGCGTACAGCGGATTCTCAATGATAGCCACTGCACTTTTTGGCACTACAATATCTTCTTTTCTGCCCGTCTGTTCGTTGTACACACGAGTACGAATATATTGCGGATACCAATCCAAAATCTGTCCGACACGCAGAGACTGAATGTCATACGAACCGGACACATTAGGATCAGTCGTTGTATCGACCGGAACAATTGCGACGCTTCCTTCATCAAACATAGAGACCACTACATCCTGAATGAACGATCGTGCTGTCTGATCGACATTAGCTTCCAGAGTGAGGCAATTATTCAATCCGTCATCGATGACCGAAAGAAAACGCCCATTTTCATCCAGACGGACATGCTGAACATTCAGTGCTGCAACATCAAGTGCAATTCGGTTATACACCGATGTAACGATTGACCTTTCGTTGCCTCTGGACATTCTTGGTCTGTCAGCTCGATATGGGTAACTCATACCTAAGTCCCGGTAGTTCATTTGAATATTACCGGTAAATGCATTCCAAGCATGTTTTAGTCTGGAACCAAAAGACATCTCCATTTTGAATCATCACCTCCTTAAACCATATCAACATTTTTCTTCTTATAGGCAACTCGACCGGAAGCCCAGATACCATTCTTAAGCTGTTGCATATCATAGCCTCTGTCAGCCAGAGCCATATGTACACCGACTTCGCCTCGTTTCGCAACGAATTGAACGACACGCCCTGAAGGTGCGGTAACATTTTTAACGGACTCATTCATCAACTCAGCCATTTTCCGGTTATAGGAATTGATAGCCGAGGAGCTGATTTTACCTTTCGATGTCATGGAAGAAGGATTTTTTAATAGTTGATTGGCGTACTGATCGAGTTCTTTGGAAACATCTTTGCGGGCTTTGGATACGATTTTGTCATGGTTTTTATGAGCCCACTTTGCATCTTTCTTTTCCAAACGCTTTTGACCGGCTGTGGTCAAAGTTCCGTCTTTGTTTTGAAAACGGCGAACGCCCCATTTCTGACCGAGAATGCCGTGATGATACATCTCATCCAACTTGACCACCTCCTTATTCAAATGCATCTCGATTAAGTTTATAAGCAATATAGGCATCCATCATTGCTGCAACAGCATCGATTTTCTGCTCATACCGCTTTTTCAAAAGTTTCCGGTTTCCGTTTGTATCTTCAAGTGTAATACAGTTACCCATAGCAAAGGTCATAAGGTCCTCATCGAAGATAAGCATTCTTTCTTCAGAAAGCTTTTTCAGTTCTCCAAGTGGAACCGACTCAGTTTTAGCGCCTTGGATAACTTTCTCAATTCCAAACGGACCGTTTTCAGATTCCCATCTCGCTACAAATTCTTTTGCGTTATAAGGGTCAAACCCAAGACATCGAACATCATATCCGCACTCCTGAATATGATTATCCAAATCTTCATAGACATCCATCATGTTAAGTACGGCACCCTCTAAAACAATTAAACTGCCCTCCGCCATGAATTGATCGTATTTGATCCGCATAGCAGCAGGCAGCTTCATTAAAGTTGTAGAGGTAATATAGTTTCGTGTCTTGATACCAAAAGAACCATTTGGCAGAGGGAACAAAAATGTAAATGCGCAGAAGTCATCGCCCTGTGATAAGTCTGCACCGAGGGAACAAGGCATCTGCCAGTAGTCCCTCTTTCGATGCGGAAGAGTTTCTTCGTAAGTGAAGTAATAGGTGTACCCCTCCATAGGCAGTCCAAATCTCTTTGCAAGAATATCGTTTCGGGCAGCTGGAGCTTTTTCAGCTCTTTCAACATCAAGCTGATAAGTTTCATAGCTTACGGTTTTTCCAAGATTTGGATTAGCCTTGAGCCACATTTCCGGGTCTCCGACTTCATCAATGGAATCAAGCTTGTACCACCAAATCGAAACGTGGGGATTGATGTAGTCGCCTTTAAGGATGTCCATCAACTCCATTTTGATGGTGTCGCCGCTTCCGTTACGAACCGTACCTTCCGAGCTGATTGCAACAATGATGTAGTCATTCACCTTGGATGCGCCCTGCTCAATTGCGCCGATAACATCCTCTCGAATGTCTCCGGAAAGCCACTCATCAACGGTTGCGACCTTGATTTGTAGACCCTGGAGCTTATTGATGCTCATGGGTCTGACCTCAAGAAGCGAACCCGTAAGGAAGTTTTCAACGCCCTTTTTTGTAGAGGCTAACTTTGTGCGATTCGCTTTGGAACCGGTTGTGTTTTGCAAAGAGCCTTCTGTCAGGAACTGAAACAGCGGTCCTCTCGAACGAGTGATAGCGGTGCGAAGAGGAGACATGACCTCCTCCGCTTGCTTCATTGTGGGGGCGGTGGTGATCTGATGAGTAGTAGAGGTATCAACATTCAGAAAGTAACCCTGTAAGGTTGAGCCGTACATTGATTTAGCGGCACCTCGTGCAACGATCAAATACTGTTTGTTAATCAGCCTTTTTTTCACATTCTTGCGAACATAGTGCCCACCATGACCATCTGGATTCGGCTGATACACGCTTCGCTCAACAAAATAGTACCAACCAAAGATCTGTTCACCCCAAAGTTTGAAGCTATCCAAAAGGCTAAGGTCAGAGCCATCTGTTAGAGTGAGTTCGGACTCGCAATAAGCAATCCATCCCTCAACAGCTTGGTCGTCATAGTACACGCCCGGATTAGCGATAAGATCATCAATACGGTTCATCTCCATGGAGATCTCTTTGCAAACCGGAATCTCCCCTCGAATTACGGCATCACGAAACATGCCATAATACTTAGGAACGGCAGTGTTTGATAATGCCATAAGTACCTCCTTAGCCAGTCTTCTTAGCCATACCGTTTACAATTTCTTTGATCTTGCCATAGTTATTGTAAATAGTTAAGGCGGTCGAAGTAGCGGTTGCAATTGTTCCGGCGACTTTCAGAGTTTTTGATACATATTCCTTTCCACGATTCACATCAGCCGAAGACAATTGACTGTACTGTTTCTCCATCTGAAGACGGTTCAATCGGTTACGAAGCTCTGCATCACTCATAGACTTAATGCTCTTACTATTATGAGCTTTAGTATAGTCCTCATGAGCAGGAACATCAGACTTAGAAGAACTTTCTCTTTTCTTTCCGGCTGCGGTACGAGTGCCATCTTTATTCTGATAGCGCCGGACCCCCCATTTCATGCCAATGATGCCATGATGGGAAAGTGCTGTATTATCCATTTTGAAATCCTCCTCTCGTTTTTAATCAGGGTCGACTGTCACATTGATTCGCCATTCAAGCTCGCTGATCTGTCGGTTAATTGCTTCCATCACTGCCGAACTCAACGGCGGGTCGAACGCCAGTCTCACCTTCAGGTAGATAAAGGTTTTAACAAATTCAAGTCGAGGATCATCGTACAGGAATTCAGACCAGGTCTTACTTGCATCTTCGATACGGAATCCTTCTTCAGGACCGACACCGAGCTGCGTCAAGACTGAGAATGCCGAATTGATGTACATGACGATGTCCGGATCAAAGTGCTCATACTCTTCAGCAATTCCGAGCAGCTTTTTAATCGATGTCAGGATACTGTCCATATCGTTTTTCTCCTTACTGCCTGACGGCTACAAATTTCTTCATGCAGAATCCTTCAATACCGGTAGCAGTACAGACAGCGTACCAATCATCATTGGAATCGCCCATGTCAATTTCCAATTCGTCAAGGCATGTCACAACCGTTACTACTCTGGAATCCTTACTCGGCTTTTCACGAATGTTCAGCTTCAGGCAATCAGTAACAACACCGATCACATTCCGAGCTGCATCTTCGCAAAGCCCAACTTCCTGCTCCTTGATGTTTTCAGTCTGTTCATCAAGAATGGAATTTTCATAGATTTTATTTTCCATTGGATGTTTCTCCTTTCATTATTTTCGCCAAGGGCATGTATCATTTTGTGTGCGCTGTACTGGTGGGAGAAGCAACAAACTCTCATCACCATAGTGAATAGCATTATGCGTATTCAACTTGGTGCATATTACATTCTCCGGATCGAAGACGCATGGACTCTGATTCAACAGGTCTTCATAAGTGATGGGGTTCAGATGATGAATCAATATTGAGCCAAAGATTTCATAACCCGGTACTCCGAGATCGCAACCTTCATCACGAATGGTAATTTCATCTCTGAATTTCAACCACTTGTCGGAATGGTAGAACTCTTGGTTCAGCCAGCGCTTAAAACCGAAAGTCTCTTTCCCAACAGAGCCATCGAGTTTCAAATAGCAAAACCGTTCTTCAAATGTGGGCAGTGTAATCAACTCTGAATAAGTTTTAATATTCATCGTCATCACCGCCTGCACCTGAATATCTCCTAAACGCTTCAAGAGCCTTGTTGTACAACTCTTTGGCTTCACTATTGGAATTTAGATTCTTGGTCTTCGCTTCGATAAGCTCTTTCTGCTTCTCCAGAATCTCCTTTTCGATTCGTTCCTTACTGGAACCAAGTTTCAAATAATGTGTTATGACCTGAGAAGAAGCAGTTCCGTCTCTGAGCTGCTTTTCAGCACATTGAACCGCCAAAGAAATCATTAAGTTCTCTTGCGCTTCGAGAGATGTCGGTGGTCTCAATGGGCTATTTGAGTCGGAAGAGCTTGCAGCTTTACCTTTGGGCATTAGCACTGCCTCCTCTCTTAAAAATTTGGTGCGGATAACAGGAGTTGAACCTGCACGGAGTTACCTCCAATAAATTCTGAGTCTATTGCGTCTGCCAGTTCCGCCACATCCGCATACTTGTGCCACACTTTCTGTCCAAACTGATACTCTTTTAGGTGAGAATAGGTGCAGTATTTGAAAGAACTTACAGAGATGAATTTCCACCAATCACCGAAAGGAGAAAAGAAACATGAAAGGAGATGTTCACACTTTATGGAAAATGCTTCAACCCTGTAAGCTCGTTCAAATACTGCACCCGAGGGGGTAACCCCCATTCCCAAAATATCCCTCCGGAGATTTTTTTAAGACCACCGCGATGAGGTAGGGGGTGTGATTTTGGAGATCCCCTCCCCATGTCT